GTATCGGTAAAGTAACAAAAGTGTCCGATAGTATTAAAGAATTTGATTCTGATAATGCTGATGGGATTGATTTGTGTGATCTTATTACCTATCATATTAAGAAACATTTCGGAGTTGAAGAATGAAAACATTTGATACATTTGAAGAAGTAGTTGGTATGAACCATTGCATGAAAAAGCCTATTGTGGTTCATGCTAAAAAGATGGATGTAGAATTTCGTGTTAACACACTAGAAGGTAATTATAAGCAAGGTAAGCCTGGTGATTATCTTATGCGTGGAATAGATGGCGAACTATATATATGTGATGGTCCTATCTTTGAAAAAACATACGATTGGGTATAAGAATGGAAAGTTTTGAACTAATACAACTATGGATAGTATACTTTGCATTACAATGTGTATTATTTTATAGATGGATAGGTATAGACGGAATGATCGGTTCCATGGTCGGCACATTAGCCGTAATGTTATTTCATTATCTATGATAACAAAAGTTAAAGCCACCAAGGCTGTAAAAAAGGCTGCAAAGAAAGTTGCAGTAAAAAAGCCAGCAGTAAAAAAGGTTAAATTCAAACCAATTGATGAGAATGATTATGGTCCTGATTTAACTCATTTTACCTGTTTGTCTTGTAAAAATAAATTTTATGACATACAATTATATTTTAAAGACACTAAATCTAAAAAGTGTTTATCATGTATTAAATTTCCAAAGGACAGCAAATGAAAACTTATACAATTGAAATTTATAGTCGAGGTCTTGATGTAGGTATCGGCAAGATTACTCAAGCACAATATGAATATTGGAGTGATGAGGATCGTGAATATGATTTGACTGAAGCACTTCAGGACAATTTTGATTATGAAGAACATGAAACTCCTGAAGAATGTAAACTATATGAATACTATAATGAGTATGAAGATGTATTATTCACATTTGGTCCTGATTTTGAATATCATGAAATGACCATCAAAGATGAAGATAACAATATCTTGTACATGGGTGATGTTGATGGATTAGTGTCCGAACATGATCCAGATTATGAAATTGATATGATTGATGGTGGTGATCGTGATTACTACATGAGTGTCATGGAACCTGGTTACTATCTACAATGGTGTAACGGTGGTAAAGGATTGTATTTTGATGGTCAGTTTGAAGCAGAAAGTTTTGATCCAAAGAAACTAAAATTCAAACGTGTAGAAACTGACTTTGGTGAAGTACTAGATGGCATTTCGTATGATGATGAAAGTATAGAAAATGTTGCCGGCGATTATGATATTAAATCATTTGAAGCACGTGTACATTACGTAGAGTAAATACTACATGGATACATCATTCGTTGGTAAAAAACATATATTCCCTGATGGGGTAGAACTCGAAATAACTCAAATCAAAAGACGTGAGGATGAACCTTGGGTTACATATACTATCAAGCAAGGAAACAGTATTCCTAGAAAATTAGTTATGAAAGTATCTGAGTTTGTAGGATTATATGGACATTTATTTGGATTAAAAGATGCTCCTCCGAAACGTCCTTAACTATATTAGATATAGTGGGTTAGGTATTACTATTACTGTAAATCCATTTCATTGGAGATATATTCCACATTTCCGCTACAGATATGACATAGAATGGTCTGACAAAGATATACAAATTTGGGGTTCTTGGTTATTCTTAAAAATACAGCTACTAATTAGTGATGGCTCTTGGTGATAAATATTAGATTATGATATTCGCAACTATTATTCTTTTTACCGCTGTACTGCTTAGCGCAGTAGCAGCTTGGTACTCAATAGCAGGTCTTACTGCTATTTTCTCCGCGGCTGTGATACCTGTAATTATTATGGGCGGTACTATGGAGCTTGGTAAGGTTGTCGCTACAGTTTGGTTACACAATAACTGGAAACGTGCTAACTGGGCATTCAAATCTTATTTGATTCCTGCTATTGCTTTCTTAATGATACTTACAAGTATGGGTATCTTTGGTTTCTTAAGTAAAGCACACAGTGATCAAGGTCTAGTATCAGGCGATGCAATGAGTAAAGTTGCTATCTATGATGAAAAGATTAACACAGAAAAAGACAATGTTGCACAGGCTAAAAAAGCCCTAGAACAAATGAACACGCAGGTTGACCAGATGATGGGTCGTACTGATAGTGATACCGGTGCTCAACGTGCTGTTAATATTCGTAAGGGTCAAGCTAAAGAACGTGCTGCCCTACAAGCAGAGATTACAAAATCACAAAAGATAATTCAACAGTTACAAGAAGAACGTGCGCCAATTGCTGCAGAGTTTCGTAAGGTAGAGGCTGAAGTAGGACCTATCAAGTATATTGCTGCGCTTATCTATGGTGACAACCCTGATGCCAACGTATTAGAACGTGCTGTGCGTTGGGTTATTATTCTTATCGTTGTCGTATTCGATCCGTTAGCACTATGTTTGATTCTTGCAGGTAACAAACAAATTGAATGGGCACGTGCAGATAAACTTGCTAAACGTAAAGAAGATATAGTTGAGGCTGAAGAAGAAATTTGTGATGTAACTACATTCTTTGATTCATTAAGAAATCAATCTGAAAAAGAAAAGATTGAAGATGAACAGGCTGAGATTGAAGAGGCTAATAGTAAGTTAGCAGAGATTGAGCCTGAGCATAAGATTGAAATTATTGAACCTGAAGTTATCAAGCCAGTAATAGAAACTGTTCCCGAGCCAGTTTATGAATCAGTAATGCCTGAGCCACTTCCAGTAGAGCCAGAAGTTATTGTTGAATCTGAAATTGAACCATTAACTGACTTTGAAGCAATAGTTGATACTCCAGTTGAGGAAGTAGTTGAATATCCAATACGAGCAATCGTTGAGCATGTTGAAGAACCTGCAGTTGGTAACTGGGCTCCTGCTATTGGACATGTTGAAGTTGTTGAAACAGTTGATGTAGTTGATACATCAATTGAAGAAGAATTTCCAGAAGTTGAATTTAGACCATTCACTGAAGAAGAAATTAAAGTGTTAGATAAAGGTCCTGAAATTGAAACAGAAGGACAAACACTTGAAGCATTCAAAAGAATAGGTGATGGCTATGTTCAGTATGAAGGCAAGCGTATGCACGAACGTGTATTACGTGTATCTAATCCAGACTTGTTTAGCATCTATGAAGGTAATGGTGCAAACAGTACATTATTTGGTACTGCATTCCCACAGTATGCAGCATCAGGTGATATCTATGTCAGAGTTGATGTTCTACCCCATCGTGTTTACAAATTCAGTAAAGACAAATGGATAGAAATTAGCAAAGAGACAAGTGATACCTATTTATATAATGACAAGTATATGAACTATTTGATTGAAAAAATAGGATCAGGCGAAGTAGATCCAGACTTATTGACATCAACTGAGCAAGAAATGGTTGAGCAATATATCAAAAAGGGTTCCCAATAATTTACCCAAAAACTGTTGTACTTGAATCCAAACCGCAGTATACTACAAACTCTTAAACTTTACTAAGGATTTACAAATGAAAAAGCTTTCAATTGCAGCCGCAATAGCACTCGCTTTGGTTGGTTGTTCTTCAATTTCAGGTAAGCAAAACAACGGTATTACTCCATCTGCAGATGCTACTGCTCCAATAAAAGAAACTAAAATCAGTACTACATTTACTGATGAAGGTGTAAAGATTGTTTATACTACATTTGGTAAACTAGAACGTATTGAAGTTACAGGTCAGGCTCCTGCTTGGAAACGTAACGTCAACATATTAGCTGAGGGTGATGCAATGGACAAATTAGTTAAGTTTGTTCATGGTAAAAATGTTTCAAGTGAACGCCGGGTTAAAATCATGAGTAAAGCAATAGACAATGCAAGTGATATCACTGTTAACAAGTTCAAAAGTAATGAAGGCACATTTGATACTACTGACAAAGAACTCGAAGCCGATATCAACAATAATCGTAACAATGAAGGTTCGCAGAAAGATAATACTGCAAAGCGCAATGCACGTGTAGTAGATCAAACCGTAACTGAAGCTGTGACTGAAATCACATCAAAAGGTTTCTTACACGGTGTTCGCAAGATTGGTGAATCAATCAAAGATGACGGTAAAACTTATGTTGCAGTTTATCAGTGGAGCGAACAAGATGCTAATATTGCTGCACAAGTTCGTGATTCAATGCGCAAAAATCAAAGATGAGATATCTAATAACTCTGTTGTTGGCATGTATGTTAAGTGCATGTGCAACAACAGATGGCCCAACTTTAGTAAAACATTCAACACCTAAAGATGTGCGTGGACCATATAAGGTTTATGCATATGGTCAAACTGTAGTTGAAGCTAAGAAATTATGCTTTAGATATGCAGTTGAACTTGCTATGGGTGTTGCTATTCAAACTGAACGTGAAATAGTTAATAATGAAGTTGCTAAAAATTACATTCTAAGCCATAGTTCAGGTTTTATTGAAAGTTACAAGATACTAGAAATACGTCAAGGCAATGAAACAAGTTCTGGACAGTTCTTAGTTCAGATGGAAGTAATGATTCGTCCTACAATACGTGATGAATATGTTTTGTATTCTGCGAAATCTAATCAAAAAATTGACGGTGACTTTCTTGCTGGCTCTATTAGCACATACGAAGACCAACGCAAGAGTGGTGATAAACTACTAATGAGTGTCTTAAAAGACTATCCTGAAAAAGCATTAGAGTTAGAAGTACAACCAATTAACTTTAAAATGGATGACAGAAACAGATACGTGTATGCTGAGTTTACATACCGAGTTAGATTCAGCGACAGATATCTTCAATCATTGTCACAAGTATTAAGTCAGGTTAAAGATAGGGACTGTAGTACTTTCTGTAGTGGAATTTATAGTTTTGTTGTGCAATATAGAAAACAAAATGATAAGTTACTTGATACAGTAGACCGTTATTACTTTAATGATTTAAATAGACCTGAACTTGCATATAATTGGTTTGGTGGAGATTATTTCCCTCAATCTGTAAATGCATTAACTGGCCATGTAATTGATAATAGCAGATATGCTATCAAAGTAGATTTTATAGATACCAGTAAAAGAATATTGAACACAGTTTGTTACTATAGTCCAAGTGCTAATAAGTACAAAAATTATAGCGGAAAAAGAACTGAGTTTGGAGTATCGAGTGAGTGGAACCCAAAAGAGACTTTTATTATTGATCTGAACAAGCCCAAAAATAGAATTAGGGCAAACATTGATTCTGTCAATAATATCACATTGTCTGCGGTGAAACCGCACTTGTGTACCGACAAATAATTTTCTAAGACAATTGGAAGGTTATGATAAGTATTATATATGGAAGAAGAAAACAAACTAAATCACTGCAGTTTTTGCGGAACTAATAAAGAATTTGTTAAGAAGCTTATAGTAGGGGACGGAGTAGCAATTTGTAGCGACTGCGTTGAATTATGTGATGACCTGATTATGGATGATTTTAAGATAGAATCTCCTAAATCAGAACCCAACTATGATCCTGACAAAATCAAAGCTTATTTGGATGAACACGTAATAGGTCAAGATAGTGCTAAGATTGTACTAAGTGTAGCAATCAGCAATCATTATAAACGTATTACTCACCCACCTAAAGACCTTGAGATTCAAAAGGGTAATGTACTAATCGTTGGACCTACAGGTTCAGGTAAAACATTGCTTGCCAAAACAGTTGCAAAATATCTTAAGGTTCCCTTCATTGTTGCTGATGCTACTAGCCTAACTGAAGCTGGTTATGTTGGTGATGATGTAGAGTCAATGATTACTATGCTTGTTAATGCTGCAGGAGGTGATGTAGCTTTAGCTGAACAGGGTATTATATTTGTTGATGAAATAGATAAAATCGCACGTAAAGGCGAAAGTACAAGTATTACCCGTGATGTAAGTGGTGAAGGTGTACAGCAAGCATTATTAAAGCTAGTTGAAGGTACGACTTGCAGAGTATCATCACAAGGTGGCAGAAAGCATCCGGGCAATGATATGAATGAAATAAACACTAAGAACATATTATTCATTGCAGGAGGAGCCTTTGTTGGTCTGAAAGACGTTATAGCTACACGTGAAAATGGAACTAGTATTGGATTTAGTGCAAGCATCAAAGATACAAAAATTGAGGGTGATTTAAGTAAAGTTACTCCGGACGATTTAACAAAGTATGGAATGATTCCTGAGTTTATTGGACGTTTTACAACTACAGTCAGTATTAGCGAACTGAACAAAGAACAGTTAATTAAGGTTCTTAAGGATGTGAAAAATAACTATATCAGTCAGTATAAATATCTATTCAGTTTAGACAAGATAGAACTAAGTTTTACAGACGAAGCTTTAGAACAGATAGCAGAGAATACATTAACGCTAAAAACTGGGGCTAGAGGCTTACATACTGAGATTGAGCGTGTATTAATGACACACATGTACAATGTGGGCAGATACAAAGAAAATAATATAAAAACGCTAAATATTACTAAGGATGATGTTTTAGAACCTAAATCAATATTATGAGTGGAAAAAAAGTAATCGTACATGACGGCAATGTTGAGAAAGCATTGCGTAAATTCAAAAAGAAAGTTGCAGAATCTGGTATTCTGCAAGAAGTACGTGAGCGCCAAGAATATGTCAAACCCAACATCAAACGCAAAGTAGCCAAAAGTCTTGCAAAAAGACGCTGGAAGAAATTCCTAAAAGATCAAACTCTCCCCAAAAAATTATATTAACCTAAATAATTTACTTTTTTACGCAAAAAGTATACACTAAATATACAAGTAGATGCCGAAGTCGGGTCTACTTAATGTCATAACTTGCTTATTGAAAGGAGATAAAAATGACAAATTCAACACTAACCCTTCGTGCCCGCGATATTCCCGCAATTCATAGATTTGGTATCGGTTTCGATACTATGATAGATGAACTACTACGACTATCCTCGGTACAACAAAGTAATTACCCTCCGTATAACCTTCTAAAAATAGATGAGGACGTTTTCAATATTGAAATCGCCGTTGCTGGATTCAAAGAAGGCGAAATTGAGGTTACCATAGAAAAAAATGTATTGACCGTTAAGGGTGCTAAAAAAGACGGCATTCCAGAAAACATCGAATACGTACATCATGGCATCAGTACACGTAATTTTGAGCGCACTTTCCCATTAGCTGAACATATTGAAGTTAAGGGTGCTATCATACGTGACGGTATGCTAGTTATTGATTTGGTCCGTATCATCCCAGAAGATGAGAAGCCCAAATCTATTGCTATTTCTTACGTAAAGTAATAAACTAAATAAAAGTGTGCAGTAATTCTGCTGCACACTTTACTCATATAAGGTAAAAGATGGCAAATTCAGATACAAAACTAAAAATTAAACCGAACTTTAAGATTCCGGAACCTCCTATGTACAAAATCATTTATATGAATGATGACCATACAAGCATGGACTTTGTAGTTAGCAGCCTAATTGAACATTTTAATTATAATGCAGATACCGCTGTCAATATTACACAGAATATTCATGTTGAAGGATCAGCTACAGTAGCAGTGTTACCTTATGAGATAGCCGAACAAAAGGGTATTGAAGTAACTGTAGATGCAAGATCACAGGGATTTCCGTTACAGGTTAAAATAGAACAAGAAGGTTAAATTTCTATACGTTTAGCCCAATAGGGCTTGCTTACACAAGGGTTAGACACAAATCTTATTCCACTAAGTGTTGTGTCTATCATCTTATCAGTTGCACCAAAAATCCAATTCTTAACTTTCTTTTCGGTATCTGCTGTTAAAACCATAGTTGGACAAATGTCATCCGATAATCTGTTAGTATCCCCAAAAAATAGTTTTGTGTCGGGTATACAATTACTAACTACCACAATATCCTTAACATCCATATGTAATTGCAATTTTTTGACGGTATTATAAAGATATACTATATCTTCTCTACGATATGATTCTGCTAGTAGGTCCTGCTCTAAATCAATGATAGGATAATTACCATACCATCCGTTTATTGCGATTAGTGCTACCCCATTTAAAACTACTACGTTATTGTGCAAAAACACTGTATTGTTTGTGCTGTCACACATCTTTCCTATTTCTTCTACTCTATCTTGTTGAAGCATAAGATCAAAATGTTCTAATCCACCATCGATGTAAAAAACACCTTGATAGAATGTAGATAGATAGGTTAGTGTGCGTTGTATTGTTTTTAAATCATGGGACAGATTCCCTGCAACAATGCAGAATAAACTAGTTACTTTATCAGTCCAATCAAACTTATCCTCAGGATAAAGATCCAAGTCACTGATTATGTCAAAACTAATGCTCATATAGTATTTATATGGTATCGGGACTTTCGTCCCGACTATTATTTTTCTTTTTTAGCTTTAGGTTTTTTAGCAGCAGGTGTTTTTGCTGTTTTTGGCTTAGCTGTTTTTTTAGCCTTCTTTTCTACTTTAACTGGTTCTTCTACTTTTAAAGTAAGGGTGGGTGTCATATCTACTGCATCTATTACAGGTTCTTGCGGGCGACTAGTAGGAAATGGCCAAGGTTCCTGTTTTTTTGGTTCTAACCTAAATAGTTTTTTAACAAAGTCTAACATATGAATCTCCTTTATAGTATTTAGAGCCAAATCAAATAAAATATTAATTTAAGCAATATTACCTAAATACTTTAATAGCTGATATCAATTTGCTATAGTGACTTACTTTCTAATTTTATAAAGGAATCAAATGTCGTTAGTACCAATTGTAATTGAATCAACTAGCAAGGGTGAACGTAGCTATGACATCTATAGTCGTTTATTGCGTGACCGTGTAATTTTGCTTGAGGGCGAAGTGCATGACCATATGGCAAATCTAATCGTAGCACAACTACTCTTTTTGGAATCAGAAGATGATAAGAAAGATATATCCCTTTATATCAACAGTCCCGGCGGCAGTGTTACTGCTGGTATGGCTATTTACGATGCTATGCAATTTATCAAGCCTGATGTTTCTACCATCGTTATGGGCCAAGCTTGTAGTATGGGTTCATTGCTTGCTAACGCTGGTGCTAGTGGCAAACGTTTTATCCTGCCGAACGCAAGACACATGATTCATCAACCATCAGGTGGCGCCCGCGGCCAAGCAACTGATATGTTAATTCAAGTAAATGAAATTATGGAAATGAAACGTAATCTAACACAGATTTACGTTAAACATAATAGTGCAGGCAAATCATTTGATGAACTTGCTGCAGATATGGAACGTGATAACTTTATGAGTGCTGACCAAGCCGTATCATATGGTCTTGCTGATAAAGTAATTACACAACGATAAGGATTACTCATGGCAACCGTATCAGCGCACATCAAACATGAAGTAAAGCATTTTAGAAATTTTCAGCAATACATACCTAGATATAATTCAATGTGTCCAAAGACCATTGATACATTGTTATATAATGGAATGATTCAAGTAAGTACTGCATTTGAACATGCACTAGCAAAAGTAGGCAAGTTTGAAGTAGTAAGTGAATCTGGTAGAGATGGAAGTGACGGTAGTGATGCTAAATTAGTCACATCATGTTTTCATCGTGGCAAATGTGATGCACATGTATCTAATACAAAAAATAAAACAGGAAAGTTGCGAGTACAAGTTTACGAAAAGCACCAAGATAAGTTTTATTATTTTGTGATACCGCAACATGAACACTCAACTGTATCATACTTAGAGATACCATTTCATACTGACGGCTCTCCCAAACGTGTAACTTACAACGGTCATATTAGTAAGTGGTGGGTATTTGAAGTTGAAACCTTTAAGGAACTAGCAACCGCTTGACAATAAAGCCACTTGGTACTATAATACGGACATGAAAAAAGAACCTGTATTTTATCTCAAGTGGCTTGCAACTTTCGTAACTATAATCGGGGCTGTGGCTACAAGCATTAACATGTATCCACTAGGCCCCGCCTTACTTAATCTAGGTGCCTTCATTTGGTTGATTGTCTCAATCATGTGGCGTGAGTGGTCATTAATTGTTATTAATGCAACACTTTTATTAATCTATACAGTAGGTCTCCTAATAAAAATCAGTTGACAGCAAATAATTTTGGGCATATAATATACTCATACGCTAACAAAACAGGAGCTGATTGTGATTAAAAATACACTAGTAACTCAAAACACTAAAGTAGTTTATGACAAACGTGGTGTTAAAATTGTTCGTGAACAAAGCTACGGTTGGGGTTGCAACAATTTATCCACAATGTGGTATGTATATCAGGGTGATGAAAAGTCTGGTGGCTATACACGTTTAAAACGTGCAAAAGCATGGGCTGAATATATTTCACGTGTAGTTGTTTAATAGGAGATCAAAATGAATTATACTAAAGACGATATTGTTTCAATCATCAAAGAAGCTAGATTAGAAGCATACAAAGCGGCTGATAACTTCTTTAAAACTAAATTGAATGGTCGTGATCAAGGTTGCTGTGGTTTTGCATGGGTTGAAATCTATGGCATTAAAGGTAACACTAAACTCGGTCGTGCTATGAAATCTGCAGGACTAGAAAAATCATATACTGGTGCATTTCGTATTTGGAATCCTAGTGGATTTGGTTGCCAAAACATTGATACACTAGAACAAGGCGCACAAGCTGCTGCTGATGTGTTTAAAAAATATGGCTTTGATAAAGCTTATGCTGGTTCACGTTTAGATTAATTAAGGAGATATATTATGGTTATAACTGCAGAAAAAATTGTTCGTATTCTCAAAGATGAACCTCAATTCAACCGTAAACGTCATGGTAGTTTGTATGATCGTGGTTCTGCAGACAGTTACTATCATCGTGGTGCTAGGCCACACTGGTGGCCCGAAGGTACTGGTAAAGGTAAAGAAATTACTGTTTTGACTGCTGCAGAAATTGAAGAATATATTGCAGGCTATGATGATAATGAGCAGTTTGGCGAAAAGAAAAAGTGGGATTAATATTTGGAGCTGAATGATGCTAGAATGGATATTGTTAGTAGTATTAATAGCACTCATATTATTGCTTGCCGTTCATTATGAATGGGATAACGGTACTTTCTTTTTTATACTTGCTGTAGTTATAATTCCGTGGTCTATTTGGCATTGGCGTGATACTCCTGAAGAATCTGCTGCCAAGTTACAAGAAAGAATACGTGAACAGACTGAGAGTGAGCGTCCAAGAAAAATCAATGAAATTGATGGTTGCAGTATCTATGCTTTCTATCGTGTTAGTGATGGTCGTAATCATTACTTTACTAAATGCAGTGATAAGGTAACTACAGAAAGTAGTCACACAGAATCATGCGGTAAGAATTGTACTAAACAAGTATCTGAAACTATAGTGACCGAAAAGAAATAAGTATTGACAGTAAATTTACTCTATAATATAATCTATCTATCGTAAACAAATAGGAGAACAACATGCTATTTAAAAATCGCAAAGTTATTGATGTAGAAGTTGACGGAATTGATAAACGTGATTTCCCTGACTTTTGTGATTCATATTTTTCTAGTGCTGTTTGGGCAGATACCGGTGAGTTTCTCACTGATGAAGAATTAGAAGAAATGACATATGATTGTGCTAGTGAAAAATATGAAATTATCTATGATGATATAGTAAGTGCCTATGAGTAGTAGATGGGCATGAACAGTAAACAAAGACGAATTGATAGACGGTGTTGGAAGTATAGCGTACCCACATTATGTAGAGATTGGGACGTATACAATGACATGTGGCAATGGTTAGCTAACCGTCATGGTAAGAAAATTTATAAATGCGGTTGGCGTGAAAGAGTATCATGGGAAGATAGTTATTCCAGTAGATTAAAAGTGACATGGGAATTTCGTAAAGAAAAAGATTTGATGGAATTTATATTGAGGTGGTCATGAGTAAATCTGATTACTGTAATATAAAAACAAGTGTGCCATGGCGTAGTACAGATCAATGGCGTGATCTTAGAATTTGGTTACTTGACAATGTTAATGCTCTTGACTATGATATATCATATATGGATTCAGATAACAATGAGAAGCGTGTTGTTTGGTTTGCTCATGAAAAAGATGCTGTATTGTTTACCTTGAGATGGTCATGAGTATAGGTAATGCGCTTGAAGGAAAAATATTTGGGTATCCAGAATGTTATACATGGCGGAAAACATTTGCGTGGTTACCTAGAACTACAGTTTCAGAAAAACGTGTATGGCTTAAACATATATACAAACAAAAATACTATAAAGCAACCCCGTGGTATAGTCAAAATTATAAAATGGTACTACATGTAGAATACGCAGGGTTTTTTGATTTATTAAGAGAGACAACATGAAAATAGCAGTATGTAGTGATCTCCATTTAGAGTTTGGAGATTTAGATTTGCAAAATGATGAGGGCGCAGATGTCCTCATCCTTAGCGGCGATATCTTTATTGCTAATGATTTGAAGAATTATCAAAATGAAGATGGGTTAGTTATACCGGTTATGCAAAGTTTAGTTGATCGAGGCAAACGTTATAATAATTTTATACTACGTTGCTGTGAACGTTTCCCTGAAGTTATTATGGTGTCAGGCAATCACGAACACTATCATGGAGACTTTGCTACTACACATGATACTATTCGTAAGTCATTTAGTGATTTAGAAAACTTTAATTATTTGGACAAAGACTTTTTAATCATCAAAGGTGTTGTATTCTATGGTGGTACATTATGGACTAACATGAATAATGAAGATCCAATCACTATGATGCAAATACGTGGTGCTATGAATGACTACATTCAGATTAAGAATACTGGTGCTAATGCAGGTGGAAAATTCTTACCAGAAGATTCAGTAGAGGATCATTATGCGTTTCGTAGAGCATTAGACAGTGTGTTGAAAAATTATCCTGATCATAAAGTGGTAGTTGTAGGGCATCATGCGCCAAGTAAGGCAAGTACACATCCTAGATATAAAACTGAAGTTGTGATGAATGGTGCATATAGTACTGACTTAAACGATTTTATTTTGGATCGTAGACAAATTAAATTATGGACTCATGGGCATACCCATGAACCATTTGATTATATGATTGGCACAACTAGAATAGTATGTAACCCACGAGGTTATATTGACTTTGAGGATCGTGCTGATAATTTTAAATTACAATACGTGGAGATTTAAATGAGTAGAGTATATCAAGTAATATCACTTGAAAAGAAAAATGTTGTTGTTACATATGAAATATTTGAAGATATGGGCAACAATAATATACGTGGTTGGCAAATAGAAGAAACATATCGATGGGGTGCAGGATATCGTTCAGTAGATGATCCAATTAGTGAATGGGAAACTAATAACAACGGTATCTATTGTGACTTCAGTTTAGGTTCAGAATCAGATGATTTAGTTGCTTGCTATTATCAATTTGATGATGGATTCACTGACCAAGAAAAAGCAGATTTAGAAAATAGTTGGGAAGAAGGTGGTGCTGCTTGGTTATATGATGGAGAGCATAATTGGCAAGTAGAAGATGCAACGGTAGTTATATGTGGTCCGGTAAAAATTAACTTGATTGATGAGTTAACAGGTGATATAATCGAAGAAGATATTAAGCCAACATCAAGTAAAGCTGAACTTAGTTGGCAAACAGTTCCTGACGATGAACTCAAAGTTTGGCCTTTCCCAGTTAATGAGATTTCTGGTAAAACTGATATAAATTAGTTAACCTAAACTGTTGCTACAAAGATAACAATTTGCTATACTATGTTCACGTTGATAACTCAGCGAAATATTTTATAAGGAAAATGTAATGAAAACTAAAGAAACTAAACAAGGTCGTTTATTGCAAGCATTTAAAAGCGGTGAGAAATTAACTGCTAAGCAAATCGCAGCACGTTTTGGTATCAAGAATCCAACAGCAACCGTAAGTGATTTACGTTTCAGTGGTTATGCAATCTATGCAAATCCACACAAAGATACTAAGGGTCAAGTAACTACTAAGTATGAAATCGGCATGCCAAGTCGCCGTGTAGTTGCAGCTGGTTACCGCGCACTTGCATTAGGGTTGTAATCTTAATTGATTAACAGTTATGCAGCCTCTGTTTTAAAAGGCTGCAACCTTACCATATTAATAAATAATTAAAAGGGACTAACAACATGTTTTGGGATACTATATTAATCGCATTAACATTCTATTCTGGTTATAAACTTGGTAAATTTATACAAATGGTAGAATTACGACTTGCTATACGTAAACTAGCAAAAGATAACGATATTGATTTAGACCAATTAATAGGTAATGTTACAGTAGAAGAAAATCCAAATGTGTTACTATTAGAAGCAGAACATATTGACAATGTAATATTGATTTACGACAGATTAAACAATGAGTTTATTTGCCAGGCTGAATCAATGGAAGAAGCAGCAGAAAAATTCAATCAAAGAAAAAATAACATGCTAGGTGCATTAACGATAGATAATAAAAATATCTATTTTGTTAAAGGTAAAATTTCAAATAATATTATAGACGCACTCAATGAAAGTTAATATCGGCCCGTATCCAAACGGGAACAAATCAAGAAAAGTATCAATAAGAATAGACAGGCATGATACCTATAGTATGGATCATACCTTAGCCCTTATCATCCTTCCCATGCTTGTACAATTAAGAAATACTAAGCATGGTATTCCACATGAGTTTGCTACAGTAGGTGGTGAGGACTATGATTCACAGGATAGTTTTGATTTCTACAAAGAGAGTCAGGATGAATCATTTAGCAAGGGTTGCGACCGTTGGGACGAAGTACTAGATAAGATGATTTGGAGTTTTGAACAAATTATAGATGATGACTATGATAGTAAATATCATCACGGTGAAGTTGAGTTTGAATGGAAAGAACTTGATGAAAAGATACATAATCCAGTAACTGGAAAAGATGAAGTTGCTCATGAAATGATTAACAAAAATAAGAATCATTGGTATGATTATGTTGGTCATAGAATGCATGAAGATAGAATACAAGAAGGCTTAGAATTGTTTGGTAAACACTTTAGAAGTTTGTGGGATTAAATGAAAGAAAAATTTGCAAAAGCATACATGAAAGTTGCACAAACCTTTGCTGAGTTAAGTTCAGCAAAACGTTTACAAGTAGGTGCAATAGTAGTAAAAGAAGATAGAATTATTAGTATCGGATACAATGGTATGCCTGCAGGATGGGATAACAATTGTGAAGATAAGACATATATGGAAGCAGGTGGTTGGATGGATCCACCCGAAATATTTGCTAGATATCCATATGAAGAAGAAGTATTTGAACAACTTGGTGATGAAACTATGCAGGTTACCAAACGTAGATATAACTTGAAAACTAAACCGGAGGTACTCCATGCGGAAAGCAATGCAATTGCAAAACTTGCTAAATCTAATGACAGTGGTAATGGCAGTACTATGTTTATTACTCATGCCCCTTGTATTGACTGCGCCAAGCTCATATATCAGTCAGGCATTAATGCTGTATATTATCGTGGAGACTATCGTTCTGACGTGGGTATCGAATTCCTCAAAAAATCAGGAGTAAGTGTTGTCCAACTCAGTGATTGATTGGCATACAGTTATTGTTGACTTACGTTACGGAGAGTTAGGTCCTCTTATGGATTGGTGTAAACGTAACTGCAATGATAAATGGTATGTAAGTGAAAGCGAAGCCGTTCAGTATGATCAGGAAGGCAATTACAGATTTTACTTTGAATCAGAACGAGATTACATAAACTTTATAGTTTGGAAAAAATGAAGCAATTAACTTTTCATAGAGAATCAAATAACTTTGATGACATATTAAATGATTCCGAATTAAAGAAATATACAGGCACTACAATATTTTGGCATTGTGGATTATTGATACAAATACCAGATAGTGAAACTAAACTATTAAGTTATATTGAATTAAAGTATGGTGAGAGTATTATCAAATTATGTAAAGACAGATCACCTATTCCGTTTGTTCACTATCTTCCGAAGAAGCCTGAGCCTTCGGCTGACAAAGATTAGATTGAGCCTCAACCATCAAACCAGGTAAAAACTTATAGAACAACATAGTTTTTACCCAGTAATCCATATACATATCAAACAACGTAAGCATTAAGTTTTAGGTCCTGCAGATTGTTCTATAACTTCAACACCAGTACCTACTCCAAGGATACATGAAGTATCACCGTAAGTATCTATTACTGTAAATGTTTTGGTTTCAGGATTTCCCCAAAAGGATATCATATGTTGACTTGATCCTAATCCTTTTCCCACTACTATTGGTACCTCAACATATTCTTTTTTTAATGTCTGCACTATAACTGCAGTATCATCACATATTACTTCAAACGGTACAGAATGTTGCTCTGCATTACTTAGAGTTGGTGCGATACACAGTATCCCAATCAGAAGGTAAATTTTGTTCACGTAGTTCTCCTATTCTTTCTATCATCATATGATAGTATTTGTCCATCTCTGAATCAAATTCCCCATGAAGTTGGTTCAGTAGTTCTAATGCTTCATCCCACTTTTGCTTGCGGTAGTGATCCAGCATCAGGTCATGTTCTACACGTGATACTAAATATTCTGCCATTGAGTTTGCATCTGTTTTTAATACTGTAAAGATTCTAACACCTTCAGTCTTACCTTTTACTGCTATAATATCTAATTCTAATGTGAAGTAATCATCACTTATCTGTTCTGCTGTCTTAGGTCCTAATACAATCTTGACACCATAAGGCTTAGACTGTCCTTCCAAACGTGAAGCAAGATTGACACCATCACCAAGGCAAGTATAGTCAAAACGTTGACTAGACCCCATATTTCCCACAACAACAGTATCGGTATTGATTCCCAGACCCATACCAAAAGCTGGCACACCTTCTTTCGTAATTTCTTCATTGAACTCAGTTAAACTTTCCATCATCTCTAATGCCGTTTTAACAGCATCTTTTGCATGATTGCTATTACCTACTGGAGCATTCCAGAAAGCCATTTGTGCATCGCCAATATACTTGTCTAATGTACCTTTGTTTTCTAGTATCTTTTTTGTCATAGCAGTCATGTACCTATTCATGATCTTTGTAAGACCCTGAACGTCTTTGCCATAATGTTCACTGATTGTTGTAAAGCCACGAACATCAGTAAACATAATAGACAATTCTTGGCTTTCTCCACCTAACTTAAGTAGATCGGGTTGTCGTTGCAATTGTGCAACTAAGTCTGGTGATAAGTATGTACCAAACTGTTTCTTAATTTGTTGTTTTTGTAAAAATTCACTTATGAACTTAATGCCATAGCAATGTAGCATAACCAACACACTACTAACAATAAGCGCAGTGGCATCGACAAGCCATTTGTACTTGGTAAAAGTATAAAAACTACCGGGCACAACGCTGCCAATAATAATGACAGATATAATAATTCCAGCATATGTCCACCTTGATATAAAAATAATTATTAGACCTACTAGTATCAAGCCTAATATCTCAGCACCGTCTATCCAATCAGGACGTTCGATGTTAACTCCATTAATCATTGTGCCAATTACTGCTGCTTGTACATCTTGTGGATATACTGCACCACGTGCTGTTGGTACTGGATTAGCTATACCTGCTGCACTTGTTCCTACGATTACTATTGCACCACCAAAGTCTGCGGGTAAGTCAACTGCACTTACACTCTTATTACTTTGACTCCAATCAATCCATATACGACCTAATGGATCAGTGCTGATTGGTCCGAACTGAGGTATACGCATTTTCTCTACACCTAGTTCATTTAATTTAATTTGAAAACTTGGATCACCTGCAGCAACACGTAATGTTTCTAATGCTATTGAAGGATATAGTAAATCATTTACACTTACTACTAAAGGTAATCTACGATTAACACCATCAATCTCAGGCATTACATTTGCAATACCAACACCTGCAGCATTTTCTTCTAATGGGCTTACGTTAGCAATTAATCCAGGATACACTACAATTCTATCAACAAATTCAGGACGCATAATACTTACACCAACTTGTTTAGGTGTATTCTTACTACGTGCTGAAGGTGTGTTACTTAATACTACAGGATGAGTTGCTAATGATTCTGCTAGTGCTTCATCTTGTCCGTTACGATCGGCTTCAGGCATTAATATATTCCACACTACAAGCCCCGCATGACGTTTATATAATTCATCAATTAGATTAGCATATTCATTTCTGGGTAAAGGCCATTGTCCATACTTATCTAGTGTAGCCTCATCTATGTTTACGGTGTAGATGTTGTTTTGTGTTATAGGTTGACTGATTATTACAGTATCAAAATATCGTAGACGAATTGATTCCACAAATGCAGGATCTGCAATGCGCAATAATGCTAACAATGCTAGTGTTATTAGTGAAGTCCAAGGGCTTAATAATATTTTCTTAATCATCTATCTACCTTATAGTTTGTAATAGTATTTAGACACAAAAAAATAGCAGTCTAACTAGATATAATTAGACCGCTACCAAAAACTACCGTACTACTTTATTATTGTTGTTCTACTTCCCGCTTCCATTTTTCATGATTTTGGATAACTAGTTCTATTAGTTCTATACGGTGTCTAAGTCTTAGATGGATATCCTGCACAGTATAACCATGTTCAATCATACGTAGAATTAATTCAATGTTCATTCTTATAGTCTAATGTTTAATATAACTATACATGCCGCACGTGCCTGGGGCACAGTTAATCATAATACTTGCTTGGTCTACTGTAGTTGGATTATCCTGTACTACATTGACTGTTGCATTTGTTGCACCGTGTAGATAAACTTTAAACCATTTATCTGATCCTACATCACCGCTTTGGGTAGATGTTATAGTGTTACCATTATTTACATTATTACCATCAACAATTAAAGTATGAGATCCTGAACCTGTTTGTCCTATAGTAATACTGTTACCATTACCTTGTAAATTCTGTATGTTAGCTATGTGATTACCTGAACCACTTTGATTAATGTCTATTGTGTTATTAATTCCGGCTTTAACTTCAACGGTTGCTGTTTTAGCAGCACCTTGTTGAGTTATTGTAAACACAGAATAATCTACATCACTAATACTGCCTGTGTTTATAGTGGCGGTGTGTCCTAACCCTGTTTGTTCAATAGTAACTGTATTGCCAGTACCAATTTGATCTACACTAATTGTATTGTCTGCACTCCATGCATAACCCACCACTAATAGTAGTAAAACTAAAACAAAATATAATATAGTAGCTAGTCTAAAGTTCATCTTAATGTTGTGTAATTGTTATATTGCTTGTGCCACCTGCATTGACACGATTCTTAAATTCCATACGTTCTTGATTAATAGTAATAGTCACATCTCTAGTTTGTCTTACTGTAGCACATGCAATGTTACTGCCATTATCTTCACGACATAATTGCACAATTGGATCTTCAATGACTGCTACTACACCAGTTAATGCTACATAATCAGGTAACAGTCTAGCATTAGCATTCTCTAAATAATCCATCTGCGCTTTAAGCATAGCATTAATTAAATCAAGTATATTAACTAGAAAATCTCTTTCTAAAAAATTAACATCTAATTTACTATACTTGAATGGATCTTGTGTTGCTAATACATTATCTAGTCCTTCATATTTTAAATAATCAACGTCTAGAAAACCTTTTTTAGTATCACCACGTGCTTCATTGTTGTTCTCAGATTTAACTGGAGTCATAATCAATAAATTATTCATTTGGTCTTCATCCAGTTTTAATATAACTGGCTTCATAGGTTTTGTTTCACGTGTTTGTACTACAGTAGCCTGAAAAGGTTGATTCATTATCACAACACCTTCATCACTTGTTACACTAATCTCACCTGTCTTACAATCTGTTTTAACATCACGCCAGCCTACTGGACAACTAGGCAACAACACAATAGTACTACGACCAAGTTCATCTACTGCTGCGGTGAAGTCTGTACCACGAACACCAATTGTGGCTGATGGAGTATTAACTGCTACTGATTGTGGATTGTTCTTTGCTATTTGACCTGATGCGTAACGTACGGTACCTAATGCTATATTAACAGCAAGTTTTCCACCTGTCTTGCTGTTAGGATCATAAACAAAATCATCTATAACTAGTTTACTATTCTCCGTTACCTGTACCTTTGTGTTGTCTGCGAACGTGAGTCCCACTTTTCCCTGTTGGGTTCTTACCGTATCTAACATCTCCAGTCCAGTCCCTTTGGACCCCGTCAACGTCTGCTTCTGTCGTAGTATCGAAGGCGGAGTCTGAACTTGTTCCGTTATCGTCCCTATTGCTGCGTTTACGTTCATTGGCGATATGCTCAGCAATAGTAAGGATATTCTTAGGTACCATGTTTTCATCTCCTTCCCCTTATTGGGCAGTTTGTGTTATTGTAAATGAATTAGTACTTCCTGAACTTTGTAAATTAAATGTGTTATCACCTGCAGTACCTGATTGAGTTACTGATAATGTATTGCCACTACCTGTAACTGCTAATGTAGCACTATGTCCTAGTACTGCACCACCAGTTTGATTAATAGACACATTATTATTAGCACCCGCTATAACCATAGTAGCAGTAGCATTAATACCTACACTAGGAGCTAATGTAATATTACCTGTGTTACCGCCACCGCCTGTGATACCAATGCTAGGATGTAATCCATCACCAATGATGTTAAAGTTCATTGCATTGTTATTACCACCTGCACTGTTACCAGTAACTACATTGTTTTCACCGCTAATTGAAACGTTAGCCTGTGAATTATTACCTACTTGTGTAATACCAATATTGTTACGATTACATTTTCCTGTTTCAGCGTCATTACAATTTATAAGTGCAATGCCATTGTTACCTGAAACACTGTAGCTGAACACGTTTGTTGAACCTAATGATCCGCCGTTAATACCTAATGTTAAACGATTGTTGATACCTGTTTGTGTGATTGTTACTGCAGTATCATCACCATATATTTTAGCATTAGCATCTTGTGCTATTCCTATACCCTTAACGGTGTTGCTCGATCCGTCTTGAGTTATAGTAATAGTGCTACGATCACCAATTTGATCCAAATAAACTTTGTTGTCCCCTGATATAGCAACACTGGCTAAAGTTAATAACGCCATCATTACTACTATTTTTGTTTTCATGATTTTTCACGAGTCCTTACTTTTTCTTTTTTTTATTGTGCAGGTTCTTAATGACCTGTTTTTTATTGCTAATTTTTCTAGCATGTTTTTCTTCTTGTTTCATCTTAATAGTAGGCTTACTCATCTTTATAGGTATCATCACTAATACTTTACTTTTTTGAGCAAACCTATTATCATTTGATTCTTTTGTTTCACTGTGTGTGTCAACTTCTTGTACTTTTGGCTCTTCGGATTTAACTTCTTCCTTAGGCTCTTCTTTTGGTTCTTCTTTTACTTCTACCTTAGGTTCTTCTTTCTTTACATCTTCTTTTTTTGTTTCCACCTTAGGTTCTTGCTTTGAAGCGGGTATAATTATTACGCCAGGTTTAGTATCTTCAATTGCCCAGATACCTTTACGTGCACCTTCTTTAATCAATTCAAGCACTGCTGCTTCAATTGCACTCTTAACTGCAAATGTCCCTGGCTCATTTACAGTTAACCCTGCTTCAAATTCAAACGCTTTGGTGCCCACGTCAAAGAACTTCATTGCTGCTACTGAGTCACCTGCACTAACAATTGTTTTCTGCATTGTTACTGCTGCTAATACTTCACCTGTGCTTACACTGATAGCACGGATACTCACAGTAACAATATCTTCACTATATTGTGTTTGAGGTCCTATGCCTAACCAACGTGCTGCCATACCGCCTGACTTAGTTGAACTATCATATCCAACTATGCCACCTTCTAATAATATACCGGCGAACATCATAGGTGGCAAAGGCTTAGCATTTGATCCTTCATATGCTTCACGCATTTGACGAATCAATTGTCGTTCACGTGTTAAGCCATCTATGCCTACACGTTCAACTACTTTGAACCACTTACCTTGTCCTACATCTTGCAATGCTTTAATCAAAAACATTTCACCGCCTTGTGTTACTGCAGTGCTTAAACTTGCTACGTTTTGTTGTGGTCTACGCTGACCTGTTTTATCTGTAAATCCATACAGTGCTACTGTAATAGGTTGTCCACCTGCAGGACCCGGAATCTTATCAAATTCTTTTTGCATCATTACTGGCATATTAACAGGTTTAGGAGCTGACCCCATACGCTCGTTTTGCGATACTGCACATCCTGATAATAAACTTAGTAATAATAATATTTTTATTGTTCTCATTATTGAAATTGAAATTGTCCTAATGGTACTGTAATCTGTGTGGTGTTCCCTACTAAATCTGTTACTGTCAAATATACGTTGCTAGAATCTTTCGTCCATGAAATATTATTCCCCTCAAAGTTCAGTGTACCACTATTACTACCACCATTAGCAAACATAGCAGTTGCTAAGTTTTGACTGATTTGTGCATAGATTCGTGATTCTAAGTTATTAAGGAATTTCTGTAGATTTGTGTTTTTGGCATCTGCTGCAGCCTTATCTATTGCTGACTGTATATCTTTCCTCAATTGTTCTTTTCTAGTATGTTCCTGATTCTCTATAGTAAGTACGTGGCTGCTGTATCCAATACCATTAAAGGATGGACTTTTAAAACTATAATCGGGTAAAGGCGCAGCATAAACTACGCTGGTTAGTGCAGTTAGAACAGCCACCTTTATTATTTTTTTGACTACCATTGGTACAATCTTTCCAGATAAATACTACTATAATAAGACTATTTAGTTGACTTAGATCAAAAAAATAGCGTAATACTTTACAGGGAGCATAAATATGGACTTTTTCAAATTAGTCGCCGAAGTGGGGTTTCCCATTGCCGGTGCATGTGCCGCAGGGTATTTCGTGTTTTTGACATTGAAGTTTATCTTGGCTGGTGTAACAGGTAGTGTTATGGGTATCAAGGGCATTATTATGGCCCTAGATAATCGTGTTAAAACCATGAACCATGATGTAGTAAGAATTGACGTAACAGTAAGTAATGCATTAGGACTCAGACCAGACGTAGACCGTATTGCGAGAGCAGACGGAAAAAACGATGCAAGGAGAGACTAATGAAAATATTCAAAGGAAACAAATGGAATCAATGGTATGAGTCATTACCTGAGAACTACAAGATATACCTAGAAAATCAAGGTAAGTATTACGAACAACATAATACAAATGACATTATAGTATCATTAGCAATAGGATTCATAGTAGGAATAGGTTTAGGGTTTTGGCTATTCCTTAAATGAGTGCCCATATTTTATCTAAAGGATCAGTTGTGCTATTTCATGATTACACTTGGAATCTAGATGAAAACGGAATTAAACTAGATAGTGAATTAGAAGTAGAACAACTGGGCTGGCAGGTAGGAGACTACTTTAAGTTTGTAGAAGAAAATGGTGTACGTAGATTAGTAAAAATAGATGTGTTAGAGAAGTTTATAATAAAAGGAGCAGATAATGAAACAAATGATTGATAAAGCAACAGGAAAAGTATTGACAAGAAGTGAAGCCGAAGCTAAAATTAAAGATAAAGCAGGATGGGTTATCACAGTTGTTGCTGCACTATTAGCAGTTAATGCTTACTTAGGCAATAGTAATAGTAGTAAAATATTAAACAATACAATTGAAGCAAACGATACTTGGGGTTTCTATCAAGCAAAAAGTATTAAGCAAAGTATTGCTGAAGGGCAACTTGATGATGCATTGTCACGTAAGGATGCAGCAAAGGTTGAGAAGCTAAGAGCAAAGATTGCAAGATACGAAAGTGATCCTGAAAAAGGTGAGGGTAAAAAAGAGTTAATGGCTAAGGCTCAGAAACTAGCAGCAGATAGAGCAGAAGCTAAAAAACGTAGTCCGTGGTATACATTTGCCGGTACTGCATTTCAGTTAGCAATTGTGTTATTATCAGCAAGTATATTAGCAGTGAGTATGACTATGTTCTGGGCCAGCTTGTGGGTTGGCGGTATTGGTGCTATACTAATGGCACAAGCTATTTGGATGATAGTATAATGGATGGCATAGCTGATTTAATTAACAAATATGGTTTTCCCATAGTTGCTGCAGGCGGAACCGGTTACATGATATACTATGTTTGGGAATGGGCGACTAAGGATATTAAGCCTGTTCTCAGTGAAGCGAATACTACATTGATTGCATTAATCGACCGTATTCGTATGCTAGATAATGACTTAATAAGATTGCAACAAAAAGTTAACACTACACTTCATTTACGTGGTAAGATTATTGAAAGTGAACGTGTTATGGAAGCACATAAAGTTGATGTTGAGGCAGAAAAGAAATTTAGACAGGCAGTAGAAGAAGAACCGCATCCTCATCATAAGAAAGAGGAACCAAAATGATTAACACATTTTTAATCATAATAGGTTTTGTAGCAGCAGTTTTATTCATACGTTGGTTAACCGAAGAGATAGATGGTGAATAATGAAAATTTTTGAAGTACAAGAACAAGAAGTAGTTGAACAGAAACCGCCTATGTTGTACCTTGACATGGACGGAGTTCAGGCAGACTTTTTTACAAGCTGGGCTTTATGGCACGGCGAGAAAATTCAAAATCCTGAAGTACAAAGATACAAACAAATTGGTGACAAAGAAAAGCGTGAGGAAAGCATTCGTGCCTTACAAGCAGAAGGTCCTGAATTTGTCTATCAGTTCTTTGCTACTTTACCAATACTTCCAAACGGTATGGCACTTGTGCAGTGGATCAAAGACAACAAGATTCCTTGCACAATCTTATCCGCTCCCCTACGTTCAAGCCCTGAGGACAAACAAAAGTTAATCACGGCTGCAAGCATTGAGGGTAAGAAATATTGGCTCAGTCAACACAACCCCGGACTTCCTATGATATTTGACGGTATGAAGGAAAGATACGCTACAAAAGGCGGTCAACCTAACGTATTAGTTGATGACCATAAGAAGTACATTTCAGCATGGGAAGGTAAGGGCGGAATCGGTATATTACACCGTGAACAAAATACTGACCATACCATTCAACAACTTAAACAGATATATGGAAAGTTTCTAGATAAATAGTATATTATCCTTAAAGGCAAATATACTATGGAACACGATTTTTTCAAAAAATACATTGATATCATCAATGAGGCACAAGCTCCGGCGCCAGGCGCAATGCGCCCTACAACAGCACAAACATTAGCAGCTACTAGAGCGGCTAGTAATGCATCAGCTGGAGGTAACGTTCCACCAAACTCTCCAAAACAGATGCCGTACATGGCGCCGCAAAAGCAAGTTGGAGAACCGCAAAGAGTAGCACCCACAGCAAGTTTAGGTGGAATGTCACAATCAGCGGACGCAAAAACAGGTGATATTACTACTGCATTTAACGCAGGTGATGTGGGTGTATCATCAACAAAAACTCCCGGCGGATATGTAAAAGCAAAATCAATGGATTATCAAATGGGTGATGTTGGTGTTGCTCAATCTCAAAATGCACCTAATTATGCTCAGGGACAAATTGCTGCACCTACTACAACTACTGCAACAACAGGTAGTGGAGCACAAGGAACAGCCGTAAGTGGTGTTGGCTTTGGTGGTGCGAGCGGTAGCAATGTTGGTAACAATACAGTTACTTCAGGTGATCAAGAACTAGCTGGTATAGCAAAAGGAATGACCCCTCAGCCAGGTCAACAAACTGTGCAAGAAGAAGAAGAACCAGAATCAGTACGAGATTTACTAAAGAAATTACTTGACATCGTAAGAGACCACGAAGGTCCTAAAAAAGATTCTGAAAAAGAAGTAGACGAAGCTAAAAAAGATGATGGTAAGGATCAAAAGAATACAAGTACTACTAAAGATAATCCTTCTCAGAATCCAACAAAGACTGATATTCCAAAACGTGAGACACCAAAGAACACTTCTACTGTGATTGGAAAAGAAGATGACAAAGAAGAAGATGAAGAAAAAGTCACAGAAGATGAAAACCTATATCAGCGTGAGTACCAAGTGGCTGAGGAAAAAATTGAAGAATCTCTCCGTAGTTTATTAAAGGCTATCAAAGAAGGTAAATGAGAGCAAGCGAGTTCATTACTGAAGATAGTAAGCCACAAATAGCATATGATGAATATGCTAGACAAATGGCTGAAAAGTATGGGATTCCACCTGGCATGGTTTTACATGCTATGAAGAAAGAAACAGGACACCTAGCTGATGATCCTGCAGCAAGAGCAACAGTTAGAGGTCCTAAAACTAAAAGTGGTGAACGTGCAGTAGGTGTTATGCAATTAATGCCTATAGCTGCAAAAGATGTAGGAGTTAAGGATCGTACTGATCCTTATGAAAATATACGAGGCGGTACAGAGTTGTTAGCCAAATACTACAATAGATATAGCAAAGATCCTACATTAGCATTAGCAGCATACAATGCAGGACCAACTGCTGTTGAAAAGTACGGCGGAATTCCACCATTCAAGCAAACCCAAAATTATGTAGCAGATTATGTACATGATGAAAGAACTATACCATCGGCACCGAAAGCTGATGATTCATGGACTAGTAAAATTTCAAATTATGTAAGTGATTTAGTATCTCCAAAACCATCAACCCCAGAACCAAAACCAGTTAAATCAAAGTCTGCTTATACTGACTTACCAACTTCTCAATATTAATGGGAGAATTATTTTTATACTAAGTATTGTTATAATGATAATTTTCCTGTACAATAAGATATGAGCAAAAAGAACAAAGATCACAAAAGGTATGAGGTTATCACCCAAGAAGATACCAACGGTGATGTTCTTATCCCCATTCCTCCTGCACTATTAACAGAGTTGAAATGGGAACCAGGTGATGACATTGAGTTTAATGTCGATAAGACTGGTCGATTCATTCTTAAAAAGGTTGACAAATGAGTATAACAACGATACCTCCATTAACTACATCAAATATTAAGCCTTTGACTGCTGCTGATTTATCCACTGTAGGGATTAATTCAGGAACATTAGGACATGTATACAATGGCACCGGTGGCGCCTATGGTATAGGATCACCTAACATAACATGGTCTGGCACAAGCTATCAACATCCTCAAACTATAACACTAAATCCAAATCCAATTTCAAATGTATATACTAATGGTGCGATACAGAATTCTGGTACGATACAAGTAAAGGGTGATGCTGAGTTTGAAGGCAAGATTAAAGTAGGTGGAAAAGATTTAGTTGAGTTATTATCTAAGATAGAAGATAAATTAGCAATTTATAAACCTAATCCTGAACTAGAAGAAAAGTGGGAAGAACTACGTGAATTATCAAAACGTTATAAAGAACTAGAAGCTGAAATCAAAGAGAAAGAACAAGTGTGGGACATCCTCAAAAAATGATGTTGACACTTAATCATTTTGGTAGTAGAATCATAATACAGTCAACTACTTCAATATTACTATGACAATGCATCTAGCACATCCTGCACTCACTACAATGGGCAAGCGTAAGGGTAAACACAAATGGGCTTCTTCTGAGCAAAAGCGTAAAGCAGAGCAATTAGACCGTGAGTGGAAAGACTTGCAGGATAAATGGAAAATTGACGCTGAAGATAAAAAGCGCAGTCGTGCATTGAAGTCTAAGCCTTATATTCCTCCTAAAAATCCAAGACTAGCAGAGATACGTAATCTGCCTAGTGTTGATACAGGTCACACTGGTGCTGTCACTATTAGACAAACACCAAAATACACAGGTGACAAAATCATTGGTATCGGTACTATGCATAAAAGTAATGCTGTGCCTATTTTTACTGATGAAGCAGCAAAAGACATTAGTAAAATGAGGAGATAATGGCTAAAGAAGAAGGATTAAAAATTGATGGTAAAGTCATCGATGTATTACCAAATGCAATGTTTAGGGTTGAATTACCGAACAAGCAGTTGATTATTGGTTACATATCAGGTAAAATGCGCAAGCATGACATCAAGATTCTACTAGGAGACACGGTAGAAGTAGAGTTCAGTCCATATGACTTAACTAGAGGCCGAATCACACGCCGCAGATAAATATTCTAATGCGTGATATCATTACATTACTTGAGGATAAGAACAAACCTCAAGACATCGAAATAATTAATCTAAACTTTGAACCAAAAGACGTAAGCCCTGTCCTCAGCAAGGATACAATAGACTTACACTATGGTAAACTAGCCCATGGGTATGCAGAAAGATACAACAAGGGTGAAGGTGATCCTGATTTCAATTATGCAGGTGCATTTTTGCACAATACACTTTTCCCACAGTTCCGTGAAGTTCGTAATGATAACAAGCCTAATGGCCCTATGCTAGGATTCATCAAAAAACACTTTGGTGGATACGACAATATGAAGGATAAGTTTGAAGAAGAAGCTATGAAGTTACAGGGTAGTAATTGGATTTATCTAGCGCACAATGGTACCATCAAAACAATCAAAAACCATGAAGTACGTAATGATATACTATTGTTAATTGACTGGTGGGAACATGCATGGATCCTTGACTACGGCACAGATAAGAAAAAGTATCTAAAAGAACAGTGGAAGATCATCAACTGGAACGTCATCAACACACGTTGGGGCAAAAGTCTTTAAATATAATGGTCAAGCACGTAGTCAATAAATATTAGACTATGTATACCGATCAAAAAATCAAAGTAGTAGTCGCTACCGAATATTCACAAGAAGATTTTAAGCAGAAAGCTGAAACTGCTAAATCACTAATGGCTACAAATCAGAAAAATATCCAGATTCATATTGCCACCAATAATAAATCTAGTTTAGGTGAAGTATATAATAACATAATTGAACAGAGTTTAGATGAAGATTATATTATTGTGTTCATGCATGACGATGTTATGATACTTGATTACTTCTGGCCATTAAGGGTTACGGAAGCATTAAAGAAATATGACGTTGTTGGATTAGCAGGAAATATAAAGAGAGTTGACTATCAACCCGCATGGGGACATTTAATCAAAGAAAGTGGATTTGTTTGGGATGAAAATACAAACCTAACTGGTACTGTTGCGCACGGTCAAAACTGGTACCCAAACAATATCAACTATTATGGTCCTAGCGATCAAGAAGTAAAACTCTTAGATGGAGTGTTCTTAGCAGCACATAGTAACACATTAAAACAATCAGGACTACGATTCGACCCACAGTTTGACTTTCATTTCTATGACATGGACTTCTGTAGACAAGCAGAATTAAAGAATCTAAAGATGGGTACATTTCCACTAGCCATAATTCATGCAGGGACAGGGTCATTAGGTACTGCTGAATGGAGTAAGAATTTTCGCAAGTATGCAGATAAGTATACAAAATAAGGAGTTATATGAATCTACAAGTATCAGAAAATGCCATAAAGAAATTACATGAAATAGTAGAGGAGGAAAATGATCCTGCGCTAAGACTACGTATATTTGTACAAGGCGGTGGCTGTTCGGGTATGCAATATGGATTCACACTAGATAATGAACAAAATGAAGATGACTTTGCAATTCCAGCAGGATCATTGAGTGTATTAATTGACAGTATTTCGGCACAATACTTAGAAAATGCTAGTATTGACTACAGTGAAGATGTATACGGATCCAGCTTTAAAATCATTAATCCTAATGCTCAGACTACTTGTGGGTGTGGTTCTAGCTTTAATCCCTATTAAAGTAAGATAAATACTAGATGAGGGACTAAAATGCCTATACAAGGACAAGCAAATATCAACATTGGAGCACAGAATTCAGTCGCAAATAGCGATTCATTATTCACGGCTTTTAATAAAATACAGAATAATTTCACTACACTTTTCACAACCGCAAGTAACTACAATACTTTTGTTGGAAATAATGGAATAGCTACTGAGTCAACTAGTTCAACCGGTACACTCAAAATCACAAATACTGGCGTTATTAATGTAATAGCGGGAACTGGTATTACAGTAAACAGTGCCAACGGAAACGTTATAATCAGTATGTCAGGTGACGGGACTGGTAATTTAGTGGCAGGTGTTACCAATGTTGCATTAGTTACTAATACATTAGAAATTACAGGTAGTCCTATAGTAAGTGCTGGAATTATGACAGTTGATTTGCCATTACTTCCTGCATTAGTACCCGGTCAATATGCTACACCAGTAATGTCAGTAGATGAATATGGTCGTGTAACACAAATTGCAAATTCAAGTATTGCTGGTACTGTTACTTCAGTTGCAGTAAGTGGTGGCAATGGTATTTCTATAACAGGCAGTCCGATAACATCAAATGGTACAATAACTGTAACTAATACAGGTGTGACTAGAATTAATCCAGGTCCCGGTATTGTAGTAACTGATAACACCGGTGAACTAACAATTTCTGCAAAATTATCAAGCGGCACAGTATCACAAGTTAGTGTGTCTAGTACCACATTAACTATTACAAACCCAACAATAACTACAGCAGGTACTATTACCATTGACTTACCTACTAATATAAGCATAGTTGGTAATATAACTAATTCTGGTAATACAATAACATACGGCAACATCACAGGTAACAGAAATGTGCAGATAACTGGGAATCTGACAGCTAATGGTAATATTTCTGTAGCAGGAAACTTAGTAGCATCAACTCCAGATAATATCAAGATTGGTGGAGGTACATCAAGTTATTTCTTACAAACAGACGGTGGCGGCAATCTAAGTTGGCAACCAGCTCCGGGTGCAGTTGGAACTACAACTGCTGCTGCAGGTAGTAACACACAAGTACAATTTAATAATGCAGGTGCAATTGGTGCTAATGCTGGCTTTACTTTTGATAAAGTTACAGGAGTTTTTACTGCTCCTAAACTATCAGGTAACGGTGCTAGTGTAACTGGAGTATTATCTGCTAATAACGCAAACTTTGCCGGATCAGTTACTGGTGCTACCCAAAGCAATATCACAACTGTTGGTAACTTGGTTAACTTATCTGTAGTTGGAAACATTAGAGCAAATGGTAACGTAGTTGCATTAGGTACTATATCATCAACTGGTGCTATGTATGCACTGACTCCTAGTAATTCAATAAGTAACACGACAGTTGCTACTACAGAATTTGTAAACAATGTTATATTAACTAAAGCTCCATTAAATAGTCCAATCTTTACTGGAATTCCACAAGCTCCTGAAGTTGCAAATATAGCAAACGTTATATTCCCAAGTTCACAAATTGCTACATTGAATTTCGTAAAAGATTTTAACGCTAATAAAGCTCCTTTAACAAGTCCGAGTTTTAATGGTATTCCACTAACACCTGATGTCACATTAGCAAATGCCGTTACTGCACCAGCCAATCAAATTTCTACAATTAATTTTGCAAGAAACTATGCTAACAGCGTAGCAAGTAACTCTAGCTTCCAAACTTCAGGTACATTAGGTAGTGCTAGATTACCTTCAGGAACAATATTACAAGTTCAGATGGCAGTAAGTGGTCCGGCAAGACAACAAATTAATACCACTCTTAATGTTGCAGTATTAGGTCTTAAAATTAACTTTACACCGTTATCAGCTACTAGCAGAATTATCATAGATTGTGTTATTAGTGCAACTCCTACTTATGTTCAGGGTTTTGGAGTATACAAAGACGGAGTTCCTACAGTTAATAATAATGTTGGTGGCATAGCTCCTTGGACTGCTGGTTTTCAGGTTACTAGTTTTATAGGTGTTAGTACTGCATCTGATTGGATAATGCAAGTTCCATTTAAACATACTGAAATATCAGGATCTATTGTACCTAGAATTTATGAAGTTTATGCCGGATCTCATTGGCTTGGAGTAGCATATGATATGTATATCAATAACAGAAAATCAAACGATATGGCCAGCTTCAGTTATATGACAATCTATGAAGTAGCAGTGTAATTTCCTCCCATTTCAGCTAAATACTGAATAAAGGAGCAAAACGATGGCTATACCAACCCCACAACAGACAATTATCAGCACAGGGACTGACCCTGCGTTGGCCACATATGGAAACGCACTAAATTCTGCGGCATATGTTTCTAATGGAAATGTTACTTACAACATTACCCAGATAGAACAAACGGTCCAAAATACTACCCTAACTAACAATTTCAACAATACTGCCGGAGGATCCGGCGGACAAGTTCAATTCAACGTCAATGGTGTGTTGACCGGTGATGCTGGCTTCATCTACAATCCTAATAATGACACAGTAGTTGTTTCAGGAAATGTACTTACTGGCTCAATCAGTGCAACTGCTAATATTACTAGTGCAGGAAATATAAGCGCAAACATTGTCAATGCAGCTAATTTAAGAACCGATCATCTACAACATGCAAACGGTGACTCCTATGTTTTCACTGCTGTAACAGGCAACATCACTTTTGATGAAGAAAACATCATAAGCACTGGCAATATGTATCTACAGCCAAATGACGCTAGTGCAAGTGCAGTTGACATTTATCTAACTGGAAGTAATGATGTTCATATGGCAACTAGTGCATCAGGTGATATGCTTTATGTAGGTGGAGATAATCAATATGTACGTTTAAACTCAACTGGTAATGTTGACATTCAATCATATGATTCAGGCACAGATACAACAAATACATGGAACTTTAATAATAACGGTCAGTTAGTATTTCCATATGGCGGAATTATTGGTCCAGACGGTGGAGAGAGTTTAATAGTCAATGCTAAAGATGGTGTAGCAATGTATTCTAGTAACAGTTTAGTAAGCACTGGTGCATTAGATTTATCTGCAGTATTTACTAATACTAATAACAATGATTTACCTGGTGTTGAAATTTGGGCTAGAGCAAAAGGAAATGCTACTAGTACATGGACGTTCAGTAAAGACGGGATAATGGCTTTCCCAAATAATCGAATCAATGTTGGTGCTGAAAGTATTGATATCGTAAGTAGCAACTATAGCGAATTATTATTTGAAAATAGTGATGCAGCAAATGCAGCAAATGGTGACGGTATTACTTCATACATATATATTGAAGGGAATCAAGCAGGTACCGGAATTGAAACAAAGAACGGAGAGAATTATTACTGGTATAATTACAGTGACGGAACTGCTGTTTTCCCTGCAGGAATTTCAATCGAAAACAACTACAAACAATATTTTAATGTTATAGTTAACACTAATACTGGTTCAGGCATCAATCTTCGAATTAATATTAATGTTACTGCTGCAGGTGAAATGATTATTGTAGGCATAGCAAACGGTGGTAGCGGATATGTTGTCGGTGATAGTGTTTTTGTTTTAGGTACTGCAATTAATGGTACAAATTTACTTAATGATGTATACATGACCGTTGCTGCAGTTAATGGAAGTGGTACAATTACAAGCACTGGTGGGTTAACAATTGATACAACATATACTCATCCACTAGACGGTGTTAAGTTTGCAGGTGGAGGTGTAGTATCTGGTACTGATGCTAACGGTAATGTAACTATTCAAACTTTTGATAGTGAAGGCCCTACCAGTTACAATTATGCGTTTACTAATCAAGGCACATTAGAAGCTTATGATAATTTTTATATCAAAAGTCCAAGTTTTGTTGACATGCTTTGGTATAATGATAATGTAGTTGGATCTAAAAAGGTAGGTGATTCTGACACTACTGGATTCCATGCTCAAGATAATACTGCTACAATATATGGTTCATTATACAATGCAGGAAGCACTGAATGGAATTTTTCAAATGATGGTACATTGTCAGCTCCTGGTTCAATTCATATGAACGGAGACGGTAGATATTTTCAAGTTAGCGTAACTAGTGATACTGGATCTGGTGCTAATCTTCAAGTATTGGTTTATGTTAATCTTGCGGGAACTGTTAGTATCTCATCTATTAGTAACGGTGGACAATATTACAACGTCGGTGATGTATTATTCATAGACGGTAGTTTAATTGGTGGCCATGAAATAGCTAATCAAATTAATATTGAAGTTATCGGAACAGGTACCGGTGGTGTTATTGAAGGTACAGGTCAATTGACAATCACAAGCGGTATTGGTCCTAGATCAGGAGTAGAATTCAATAATTTTGCTGCAGTTCAAACTGATGACAATGCTAACGGTAATTTAGTTTTCCAATCATTTAATACAAATACAGAAGAATTTTACTATTCAACATTTGATAATACAGGTAATCTATCTGTTCCAGGTGAAATTCATTTAATAAATGACAATGCACACGGTGGTGCAGGTTATGCAGGAATGATAACATTTGAAAATACAACCAGTGGTGCGACCAACACTAAGAAATTTGTACGCATGAATAGTACTGGTAATCTTGAAATTATCAATAATGGATACTCTACAACTTTATTATCATTATCTGATAGCGGTAACTTGAGCATTTATGGTAATGCTAATGTAGGTAATTTAGGTACTACTACTGCTATTATCACTACAGGTAACATCACTACTGTTAATACTGGCTTAGTTCAGAATGGAAACTCAAACGTAACTATTACTGCTAACGCAAATATTACACTAACTGCTACAAGCAATGCTACAATGGTTATCACTGGTACAGGTGCTAACGTAACTGGTTACGCTAATATATCAGGTAATGTCAGTGCAGGTAATGTTTCAGGGGCAATTACTCTCGCTACACTAGCATTAAAAATGCCAGTATATGCAGATGCTACTGCTAGAGATGCAGCTATTACTTCTCCGACTGCAGGTATGATAATTTATAATACTGGTTCAGGAAATGTGCAAGTTTATAGTGGTTCTGCTTGGGGTAATATAACTGTATCATAATTAATATAAAGCAATAACTAAAAAAGCCCCTTAATTGGGGCTTTTTTATTTTAAGCGTTGTAACATGAACTCTGCATATTTACTTTCACACATTGATATTATATCCGTAAACGGCCATTCTAAATAGAAAGGACACCTATCTTTCCATCTATAGTTCTGTTTGAAATATTTAAATTCTTCCAAATCATTACGATTAGCCGGATCAAAATAACGTCTGCGTTGTGCAAACTTATGAAGTATTGTTATACTATCAATGCAAATCATGTTTAGCTACGTTCAATGGCAGTAGCTTCTTTGATAAGTGTGGTTACTTCATCAAGTGATGCACAAAGAATCTTTACGTTAGACCAATCATCATCATGGTCACGTCCAGATATCTCAAACAAGAAACCATTATCATACATCTGAATGGTTACTGTTTCATCTACCTTCATTAGTTTATCGTTAATCTTCATTTAATACTCCTAGAAAGAATATAGGACATCCTAAAATGTCCTATCATATTTATTACTGTTCAACCGCAGTCTTAGTTTTTGCACGTGCTTGGATGTCGCTGAGGCTAGGCTTACTTGCCTTAACCTTAACTTCACCTTTCTTAGCATCTTTTTCACGATCAGCGATACAATCACTAATCAATGCCTGATCATTGGCACTTTGAAAATCTGCATGTGCAGCAAGATAACGCAATGCTTCAAGTTTAGTCATTGCATTCGGGAGTTCAATCAAATCGATGCGTGATGCACCACCTTTAGTAAACTGCTTAACACGACGGATAAGGTCATCAGTAAAACGAACCTTAGAATTACCATTGTGAGTTGTAATGCCTGCTACCTTAAAAAGCTGATTAGTATCTGCCATAAATTACCTCATAAAAATTAAAGTTAATAAAAAACACTGATTGCTCAGTCTATATATGATAACACCATTTGTGTTTATTGTCAACAATTGGTATGACCAAATTCATTACACATTACCCAAAAGAACTGCCCGTCCAAGAGGACTAGAACCTTCAGCTAATGATACTGCATTATACCATGTATCTGCTTGGATAACAATATCCATCCATTTAGATTCAGATATAAACACACGTACACGAAATCCATTCATTTTACTTCTCCTAATGGTTTATTAAGTTGATTCAAGTCATCAGCACATTTTCTAACAGTTTCACTTAATGTACCTGTACCAATTTCTTTTTCTATCAATCGTGCGATATTATGTAGTTGCATAACTGCATCAGTTAGTTCATTCATTTCAATGGACCTCTAATTTCAATCAAGGGTATTGTAGATGCCCAAAGATTAGTGTTTATTAAAAATTCAAATGTACTTAATATTTCTTCTTTGCTAATTCTGTCACAATATACAGTTTGCGGAGTATTAAATAATTCTGCTGGATTAATCAGTGTATGTTTGACGCTAGACCTAGTTAACAATAATTGTTCATTTAATCTAACCAATTTATTTTTAACATGATACTGGTCATTTATCCGATAACTCATGCTACCTACTGTAATAAAATAAGTGCTTAAATTTTTATCACTATGATACTTTACCATCTGAGCAACAACATCATATTGATCATCGTTCGGAAGACAATTTATAACAATAGAAAATTTTTCACTAAGTTCTAATATAGGTTGAATATTGACACTATCATATCCATTGCTGCGTCCTATACCTTGTGCATTAAATTTATTAACTATCTCTAGCCCAAGGCCTTTAGTTCCGCCTATGACTAAAATTTTATCATTGTTCATATTAGTTATAGCCAAGTTCAACATCTAACATATCTGCCTCAAGGACAGCATCCTGATAGTTATTTGCATTAAGTACTACAATATTACCATCCGAATAATTTGCGATGTAGGAGTCATGTCCTTCATCAAATGCAACATCAATAATAAAGTTGTCCATTATTTCAATCCTTTAATATAGTTAATAACTTCATTTGCTTGGGTCAAGTCACTTACTGCTACTGCATCTTCAATCATATTTGTATGAATTTGATCCAACTGATTTAACAGTTTATCAATCTTTTGCCGTTTATCGTTATTCAATTTAATTACATAATGCTTATATGCATCATGGTGATTGTAGTTTTTCATGCATCACCTAAGAATTTTGATTTAGTATTACTACGTTCTTCAATTGGGGCTGGCTTTGAACGAACTGGCTGTTCACCATTCATTTTATCTTTGGTCCAATCTGCACCTTGTGTAATATCTTTGCCGATGCCGGATATAGTATTACAAGCAGTCAATGCCAGTAGCGAGGCTAAAATGATTATATTCTTCATAGTATCTCCTTAAAGTAAATCAACTTGTACATCAACAGAATGCGGATTCATATTATAATCATATACACGTATACGATGACCAATCCCACCACATTTTTCGCCTGCTTTCAAGTGTAGTGCCATTAGGTGCAGAGTTTGCTCTACTGCTTGATAGTGAGGGGTAGTTGCAAAACGAGTAACTATTTCGCCAACTGTCATGTAAATACCGACACCTTCAACAATAACACGAATCTTTTGACTATTATTGAAACCTTTGATAACTTGTGGTTTGCGCATATTTTTCCTTAAGAGTGTATCAAAACAATGTATTATAAACTTTCTTACGTACTTCAGTGTCAGTAGCTTTTTCAAGCCCTGTAACAGTGCTTATTTCAAGTAACATATTAAGAACTTTAGACCATGCTAATTTTTTAGAGATGGCAATTAATACAATTTCATGTACAGTATTATTGCCTATGTCAGTATTCATACCGTAGTCAAATTTTGCATTCATGATAAGTTCCTGTGTTGTTAGTTGATGTAGTGATTATATGACCAAAATGATTTACTGTCAACCAAAAATTAATGTACCTATTAAATACCCTAATCCAACAGAAGTTAATGGAATAATTGCTAATGTCAAAATGATTTTAGTTAAGTTATCAGTATGATCTTTCATGTCGCTCTTTTTCATTTTATGCCTTTAATAAGAAAAGTGTTGCATCTCTGCTATCACGAAAAAACAAGTGCAGTTCATACTCACGGTATTTACCTCTAGCTCCTTTTCGTCTCCACCCCGTTTGTTCTACTAATCTATAGAACCAACGTTTATCTTTACTTGTTCCACCTGAACCAAACAGTTTAAAACACAATTCCAAATCCTCTACATGATAGGAACCACGATCAATTTTAGTTGTTTTTGCCTGCAATTTCAGCCCAGTCAACTTCACCATGGTTATACCAACGATTTTCTTCATAGTTCCAGCGTCTTGTGTCATAGAAGTGTAGCATAATACTATAACCAAATAAACCAATTTCAAAATGAACTCCAGCATAATCACTATGCGTAGATACATTAATTGATAACCTAACAATAGTTGTATCTTTACATATCTGTATTTCACCTGCTTTATTTTTGCTAATTTGATGATCTTTGTAAAAAATAGTATTCCACCGATCACTAAAAGGATTTACAATTCTAAGCTGAAATAAAATCATTCTTTAATCTCACTATTAGGTAAATTATATTCTCTCTCATATTGCGAGTTTATGCTGCCATTCTTTTCAGGACTAGGATACTTAATATTACTTTCTACTTCAAAGCCAAACGATTTAAGTAAGTTTCTTTGATCTGCTTGGCTACCACATCTATCAGCACATTCTCTAACTATTGCTTCAACGAATCTACGTCCCTGCACACGCCATATAGGAGAATTGTAAATATTAAACCGTGTAGCTGCGGCTATATAATTGAAAACATCAGCATCATCAGGTAGCAGCATTGTATCATATGCTTGATAAAATTCAGGAAAATCAGACATAGACATCTACCTTGTTTTTGTTTACTACATTCATGTGATGTGCTTTCTTAAACTCTTTAAGTTTTTCATCACGTATATCCATCATATGTCTAAGTTGACCTGCACTATGATCCTGAATACGGATCTGTCTAAGTTGTTCTGCAAGTGAAATTTTAAATGTCATCTTTAACTCCAAAATGTTCTTTGAATTGATTAAGTACAATATTGCATGTACCGGTCATAATCATGCGAGTAGCTACATCAGTGGAGACTTCCTCTTTGGAAACTTCTCTGAATTTTTTTACCTCACTTATACACTCAGCAATAATCAACTTAGCAAAGTCATTAACTAAATCTTCCCGATCTGTTACAAACCACAGTCCAGAATTCTTAGCAAGTTCTTCAATACGGTTGTTCATTTTGCAAGTGCCTCTGCAAGGTAGTTATGGATCTCATCCATTTCTGCTTGCTCAACGTAAAAGTCTGTGGTAGGATCATAATACATGCCTTCTTTGACATCATAATATAACACACGACCGTTACTGTAATAGAAAGGACCTTCTAAACCCTTACGTGGTTGCCATTTAACATCACGGTCGCAGAGTACTTTGTATCCCATGCTATTCTCCAAAAAGTTAAGATGAAGTAATTATATGATATGTCAGATCCGATGTCAAGCTTCGGGTAAATATTTTTTGTGTTTAGGTTGTCTTTTAAACAACTTCTTACTTTTAACAACTTTGGGTGTAAAGGGAGTATCGTTGTCAAAAAGAACACGATGGGCCCTAGTTTTGGGTGTTATGAGAAATGTAATAGTTTCATGTTTCATAGTATTGATATTATATAACCGAATACTATTTATTGTCAACCGTTTTTTATTTCAAACTCAAATGATTTTACATTTTTGATAACAAAACTACGCCAGCCCTTTTCCACAGTATCATATACTGCGATATATTCTTTGGATTTTGAAGTTTCAACTAGTTGACGTTTAGTTTCTCTTGTAGGCAATAAATCTTCTTTTAAGGTACAATGCATTGTTCGTTCAGTACCGTCTTTTTTATTAAAGACAATTTTAACTGTAGTTTCTTTTAATACTCCAGTAATCCACACATTGAACTTATCCCACTCTTTGTCTGTCCAATCTTTTGTACTATCTACTTTAGTTAGGCCCATAGCATTCTCACTAAACCAATCATATCAATTGTTACTAATAACATGTAGTTGGCCAACATGCCAAATGATTTGCGAGTGTAAGCAGCCCAACCATACAAGGCACAACCAGTGATCCAAATAGGATAGAGTAAAAGTAAAGGCGGATTTGGAACTGTGCTGGCCATAGTAATTGAACATCCGATACTAATTGTCCAGGCAGTGATTTCAACCATAAACCTAAAAGGATTAGTTTTGTAGTCATCTCTTATCCAACTAAAAATATTAAATAAAATATCATTCATATACAATCATAGCATAACTGCTATGATATATCAAACAATTCGGTTAACAAATAAAATAATACAAACGGTGATGCAGAATAACAATGCTTCAGATATGATTATCATTTTGCTTCTCTAAGTTGTCTACATTGTTCACGCATAGCAGGTGTGAAGTCAGGACTTATTTCTGCTATATCACAATTAGTTGAACCTTTAACTGGAACGTCGGACATCATTACTACACCAGTAATAGCTATAATAATCATAACTACCAATAATACTTCTTGCATAATTTTATTCATCTTTTTCTTCCTCTTCGGCTTCTTTAGCCCAACGTGCCATGCGTTCAGTACGTTCACGTTTTTCTGTTTCCTCACGCTCACGTGTCATTTCATCAACATAGTCTGCATCACTATCACACATTGGGCATGTTTCTTTTTCATGATGTGATTCTTCTTCAGTCATATAATAATCTTCTATTACAGAACCATCTTCACGACAGTGTACGGTGTTAGCATCATATCTACCACCAGTCCATTTACACTTAGTACACTTCCATACTGTAGGTTCTACATATGGTTGATGAACTTCCCATTCTTCTGCACTATATGTAACTTCGTATCCACCTTTGCGGTCAGTCCACCAATCATCTTCGTCAAGCCAATCCCATTCTAAGTCAATATTATTGTCCCAAGCATCACCGATAACTTGTTCAAAATCTTCTTCTCCACTTTCCAAGTCGGCTAGTAGTTGAGTTATTTCAGCTTCTTCATAGTCAGGATATATCTCACTTAATATTGCTTCATTAAGTTCAATACCATATCTTCTTTCAACTTGGTGCCATTCGCTTTTAACTATTTGCATGTTCTACCTTTCGTTGCATGATAACACTAATCATAGTTGTTGGGATATACACTAATGCCCACCACCATGAATCATGGGCTATTAACTGAACCACAGTTATCAATACAAGTAAGTCAAATATATTGTATGATAATTTGAAAAAGAACCTGTTCCACATTCTAAGAAATTTCATAAGTGTATCTTTCATTTATCTTTAAATTCTGAACATACCATTTGAAAACGTTGATACTGAGAAGTTATTTGACTATGCGGAGCATTAGGATTTTTTAAACGATACATTTCCCTTTGTTCATCTATACAACTGTCAAATTTACTACCACACGCAGATAATGCTAATATAAAAAATATAGTTAAGTATTTCATAATTGAATCCTCCTATATATATTTATGGTTATTTCTTATCCGAATGTACGTCATCATGTAGTTTATTAACCTCATCTAAATCACGTTCAAATTTATCAAAGATAATCCAAAACAATAATAAAAATATTACTATAAGAATAAGAAACTTTATCATAGTTTACCTTTTTAATGCTTTGCATTTAGCACGTACTTCAATGGGAGTACTTGCAAGATCAGCTAACTCGCAATTATACGAGATAACGTTTTTTTCAGTACCGGTAATCTCAGTCCAAAACAATACAAGAACACTAATGAATAGTGTCCATGAAATTATTAATGCACCTGTAACGATGAATAGTCTGTTTTGTAAATTGTACATGCTTAGCATTATACACTGTTATGGCACAAGTGCAATATATTTGGTTAAATTAATTGAGTTGGGAGAGTTGTTGCTGTTTTGCTAATTTTACTGTTTCTGTTAATAGTTTATCAAGCCTTTCATCTACATCTAATTCCCAAGGAGAATTCTTGTATTCATGATAATCTAAATTTTCAGGAAGTGTATTATGATATGGGATGCCTCGCCAATAATATGTCCCATTATTTTTTATATCTAACATATTAGTATGTCGTTGACTAGCATGTATCAACTCATGCACTAATATTTCAGGGATACGTTCTAATGGAAGCTTACTGTTTAGACCTAATCTATTCGGGGTATGCTTATCTAATCCACCATATACATTATCAGGTAAATCATATATACAAACTTCAACAGTTTCAGGCAAAGGTATCAATGTGGAAAGTGCATGAGATAATGATTTAATCATAGTCTCACGCACTAGTCTGTATGTGTTTTTACTTTTATCCTGATAGTAAAATTTTACTAGCATTAATGAAGGGTTCTACTTTCTACAAAGTCAATATATTGTGATACTTGATCAATTAAATCTTCTTTGCTATACCCTAAATGTGATAATAAAGGTACTAATTCTATAAACATTCCAAAAGTGGCAGTTCCGTATATATAATTTTCATCTTCATTACCGTAGTCAAATTCTTGTAAAACCGGCATTAATACGGTTTCAAGAAATTCACTTGCTTTCTTACCACTTTCTTCGTATTGCCATTCCTCATAAACTTCTTCTTCTATTTCTTCTATGACTTCAGTAGCTTTGCTCATGGTATTCTTTCATAGTTAGTTGGATCTTTTATATATCCATAAGTATTTATAGATATTAAACTTGATTTATCATTTGAAGCGATTTTTCTACTATTATTTTTCTTTCTTGTTTAGTCCGTGCGCCCAATACAGTTAAACTATATAATTTATTTTCACAATTCACTAACATAGTTATACAAAATCCAGCAGCGTTTGTAAAACCCGTTTTGATTGTTATTATACCTTCTTTACCAAACATTGTGCTTGTTGGAGAAACAATAATGTTAATTAGTCTATTCTTTTTTATTGCATGTACAGTCAATGGTTTTTCTGTTTGTGCAGCTTCACGGAAAACATCGTATTTACTAACCTCTGCAGTCAATGTTGCAATATCACTTAACGTGCTACTGTTGTTAGCATCAAGGCCAGTTGGTTCATAAAATACAGTATTAAACATACCCAATGATCTAGCATTAGTATTCATGTCTCCGATGAAGTTATTGAATCCACCCTTACCATTTTCTGCTAACGTAATAGCTGCTAAATTATCACTGTGTATCAGAGCTAATTTTACTAAATCCATCCTAGTCAGTGCCATACCCTTATTTAATCTTGTATGATTTACTGGGCTATGTGTTACTGTTAACACCTCATACATATTCTCGTCATTCTTCATAACAGTATAAACTGTCATTAATTTACTTATGCTGGCGATGCTCAATTTTTGATTATCATAGCTGCTGTTTACAACTGAATTATCAGTCAGATTAACCAACAGATAGTTAGCATGGGTGTGGATAACAGAATGAACCTGTTTTTTCTGTACATGCTTTTTATGTCTTGCGTATGCTGTGTCCACTAATCCTAAGGACAATAGTAGCATCAATATAATTATTTTTCTCATATAGTATTTAACTTGCCTTCAACAGTATACAATATGCTACGTTAAAAAGCAAATTAGCGGGCTACCCCGAAACAGCCAAAAAAATAGACCCCGAAGGGTCTATTTTACATAAAAACTCCAGTGTTTTTGCGGAATCCTACAGTACCACCTTCTTCCTTTATCATTTCAAACACTTTTTCAAGTAAAATGGGTCTAAAGTCAGTTCTCTCTACACAAACGTTAAAATAACTCGGATTAACGATTTTTTCACTCAAATACGTGTCTAACATCATTACACGCTTTTCATGCAAATGGCCATGAATATTAGTACCAAATCTATACAGATTAGATTCATGTACTGGAATATGACTCAGTATCATACCGTTCATTACGTGATAGCTACGAATATCTCTAAAGTACTTGGTATAGTCCTCTAGCTTGAAGATGTCATGGTTACCTTTAATCAATACCTTATCTCCATTTAATCTATCCAGTACTGATAATGCTTTGCGATTTATAACCACATCACCTAAATGATATACTTTATCATTAGGACGAACTGTTTCATTCCAACGCTTAATCATTTCCTCATCCATCTCATTAGGATCATCCCATGGACGTAGTTTTGTACCATCCTCACGTAGAAACTTACAAACGCCAGCATGACCAAAATGCGTGTCGCTTACTAAAAATGTTGCTGGCATACTTATCTCCTTTTCTTCCAATCATAATCTGAACCTGTTTCTGCTACACCTAACTTAGTAACACTGTCAGGATTATCAGAAGCCATGCATACAAAGGTACGATTATGTGTATTACGTAATTCTTGCATCCAATTCAATGCTTCACGCATATCATTAAAATCTTGGTGTGTTGACTCACCACCTATATCAGTCCAATATACTTTAAATATAGTATTCATGTATATATCATATCACCAGTTGAATAGTGTGTCAACCAAAAAAAAAGTTACTCTTAAGTAACTTTTTCTGTTCTGCCGCAGAATTTAAGCAGTGCGTTGAATCAAATGATATCCAAACTGTGTTTGAACAGGATGACTTAAATCACCTACTTGCAAACTGAATGTAGCATCTTCAAATGGTTTAACCATTTGACCAGGACCAAATGCACCTAAATCACCACCGTTTTGACCACTTGGGCATTTGCTATTTGTTCTTGCAACTGCTGAAAACTCAGCACCTGATTTAATTTGTTCACGTAATTCATTTGCCTTCTCAAGGCTTTCTACTAAAATGTGACTTGCACGTACTTGCATGATTTTCCTTTATAAGTTAAATAGGCTATATGGTGAAGCCAATTACCCCCTTTAGTAATGCAGAAGGGACTGCAGGATACTGGAGCAACGGGTGTGATTTGAACACACGGTTTTACAGATTTGCAATCTGCTGCATTGGGCCGCTCTGCCACCGTTGCATTAAAGCTTTTTGTATTCGTGTGGATACGTCAATACAAATAGAGTATAATCTTTATCATCTAAAAATTCAATGATTCTTTTACTATTATCTACAAATTTGTAATTAATGATATTGTATTGTTTAGCCCAATTGCAAAATTTTTTATATCTATCATTTGCTTTATGAGGCATGCCTGCTAATGGGCCTGTTACTGAACATATTTCTACAAGTATCATAATTGTTTGGCTCCGGTTGAGGGAATCGAACCCCCACTAATGGTTTTGGAGACCATCGCACTGCCATTATACTAAACCGGAATATGTTATCTTATTTTGTTTAGGTATTCTCTACCTATGTGACCTTCTTCGATTTCTCTTAATGCTGTTACTGTAGTTTTATCTTTAGTAACAATTTTAGGTGCATGACCACTTTTCAATTCACGTGCCCTCACACTTGCAATTAAAATTAAATCATAAAGACCGCCTGCCGCCTTAGCAGCTAATTCACTTGTTCTGCCTTTCATTGTATTCCCTTTATGTTTAGTGGGTGATTAGAGGGTCGAACTCCCGACATTCGCCGTGTAAAGGCGCTACTCTACCACTGAGTTAATCACCCAGTTGACTACACTCTTTCAATACGAATTGACATTGATTCATCTAAATTTAAACTTGCAGGAATAAGTCCTGCTTCTTTATCAGCGAATACAAGGTCAGTAATTGCTTTAGGATTATAACTAGTTACATTTCCTAAATCAATCGTTTTGTATAATGTGTCGTTTATGTATACGTTTACTTTCATACATCTATTTATTAATTGGTGCGTAAGGAGAGACTCGAACTCTCAATCCTTTCGGCACTGGCTTCTAAGACCAGCGTGTATACCATTCCACCACTTACGCATTAATATGGTACGAGAAGAGGGACTTGAACCCTCAATCCTTTCGGCGCAAGATTTTAAGTCTTGTGTGTATACCATTCCACCATTCTCGCATTACTGGAGCGGAGTGAGAGAATCGAACTCTCAACTAGAGCTTGGAAGGCTTTCGTTTTACCATTAAACTAACCCCGCATTTACTACTTGGTGGGCCTTGAGTGATTCGAACACTCCACCAACGGATTATGAGTCCGCTGCTCTAACCTAATGAGCTAAAGGCCCCAATCATCTTCTTCATCTACACCATTGATAAAATCTTGTAACTTCTGCTTTGCTTCTTTTCTGCTTAATGCAGGTAGTGTAACAGTAGCAATACAATTTTTAATCTTTATATCAAACGGTACAACACCATGCGGCAGCCAGCCTTCTTCAACCGGTACACTTACTGTGTACGATTTAAGTTTCATTATCCTATCAAGTATCTGTTTAGTAATATCCGCTGGATGTGGCATAGTTGTTGAATGGTGCCCCTTGACAGAATCGAACTGCCAATTGATGATTACAAATCAACTGTTATACCATTTAACTAAAAGGGCGTTTTAACTACTTAGTCTTACTTTCTATAGCACGTTTAATTTTCATAACATGCTTAGGTCTTGCTGATTCTAAAAGTTTAGTTAACTGCTCTACGTTAAGAGGACCTAATCTAGTTTTGCCTGTCTTAGTTTTCATTGGATCACGTTTACTATCTTTTTTTACTGCCATATTTTCCTCTTTATGTTAATGGCGAAGAGTATTGGATTCGAACCAATGAAGCAGATTTGTGTCCGCTTGCCTTCTTAGCAGGAAGGTGCCTTCGACCAACTCGGCCAACTCTCCGATACAACCTTTACTGCTTGTCCTCGTACTTCTCATTCAACTTATCTACACCGTGTGAGAATCTAAAATAACTCACTAGCATACTGTACATTGCATAAACAAGAAGTGCTATAGCAATCCATGTTATAGCTACTGGATTAATATAATATAGTACTGCATAACCACCTACTATCATAGCTAACAATGCAAGTATTGCCTTTACTTCTGGTTTCAAACTATTAAATTTGTTCATACATAGTCCTTTATAACGGTTTAAGAGATTTAATTATATAATAAGTGCAGAGTAATGTCAAACACTTAAATTCTGACTTTATCCAAAAATCTATGCATTCCTTCTAATACGGGTATCCAATCACCATATGTTGCTTGTCTGAATATTCTAGCAGTTGGATACCATGGACTTAATCCAGTATTAAGTAGATATCTCCAATCAACTGCAAATGCATTCAATGGTATCCATAAGTCTTTACCCATTGCACCTGCTAAATGTGCAATTGCTGTATCTACACTGATTATCATATCCATATTCGCTACAACTGCTGCTGTATCGCCCCAATGTCTAATATGACCAGGAAATCTTAAGAATGCATTACTATTTTCTATTAATTGCATTTCTTGTTGACTTGCATCAGCCTGTAAACTAACCCATTCAATATCAGGATTAAGTTGTGCTAACTGAATCATTAATTCTACTGGCATTGCTTTATGTTGATTGATCCAACTATCTTTACGACCACTCCAACATACACCAATACGCATTTTAGTTTTAGGCCCTAATGCAACTCGCCATTGTTCAACTAAATTAGGATCAGCTTGAATATATCCTATCTCTTTTGGCAATGTATCATAAGTTACTCCTAATACTCTAGGAACACTCATAGTCATTACCCAATAATCAAATTCACCTGCATCATTGATATCAGTAATAACTCTATTAATATTAGGATCACGTTCAAATAACTCTTGCATACCCTGATGTGTATGGAAAATTACTTTTGCACCAAGTGCAGTTAAGTATTTTAAAAAACGATAGAATTGAATTGTATCACCTAAACCTTGTTCCCAACATACTAAGATAGTTTTACCTGTTAAATCTTCACCATTCCATTCAGGCTGAGAAAATTTATATTTTGTATCTGCTAGATGTTCATATTGCCAACGCCATTCATATTGTTCAAGACCACGCTTTAAGTCTCCCATTAACATATATGCTACTGATAGATTAAACTGTGCTGTTATATAGTCAGGCACTAATGCACATGCATGTTGTAAGAAAGGTATTGCACGTGCAGGATATCCCATTTCACGTAATACATTTCCATAATTATTCCATGCATGAGGGTTTGTTGGGTCTTTGACAAAGGCTTGAGCATAACATTCTAATGCTTTATCAGGCTGCGTTGAATTACGATATTCATTGCCCTGTTCAATTAAATCATTTACGTCTACTATATCTGTCATTATATCACTCGTTGTTTGGCGGAAGCGGTGAGATTCGAACTCACGGACCCTTTCGAGCCTCTAGCTTTCAAGGCTAGTGTAATCGGCCACTCTACCACACTTCCTTATTTTCTATTCCTAAGTTTCATTCCTACATATGTACCACAAAATGCACCTATACATGCAGGTATTAATAACATATGATCGGCGGTATATTCAATCACAGCTAAACTACCAATTAACCATACAATAGCACCCCAAAGACTAGCTGTTAGGGCGGCATTTTCACTGATAGCTTTTAAATAGTATGTATAGAATATATCTACTACAAACACTGCAAGAAAGGTAGTTAGGTAACTTATCATTGTTAAGGTATAATTGAAGCGGGTGATAATCACCCGCTTTGATGCTTAATTTGCTTCTTTTACTTCGGCATCAACAACTGTTTCATCAGTTGGAGGACCATCTGGCATTTCTTTGTTGCGCTTCTCAGCTTCCCAAGCAATAGTTTTCTGCATCAACTCACCAATTTCTTTAACTGCTGCGTCCATGTCATCTTTACTATCGCCCTTTGCCGTCTCTTTATATTTACTTAGAGATTCAGTGATGGCTGTTTTTTCCTCAGCAGGAACATAATCACCTAAATTCTCAATTTGAGATTCAAGATGACCAATGCTACTATCTAAACTATTACGTGCACCAACAAGTTCAACAATTTTCTTATCTTCTTCAGCATTCAATTCAGCATCTTTGACCATTTGATCAATCTCTTGCTCTGATAAGCCACTGTTTGCTTTGATTGTGATTTCTTTTTCTTTGTTGGTTTTCTTATCAACTGCTTTAACTGATAAGATACCATTCGCATCAATGTCAAATGTAACTTCAATTTGTGGTACTCCGCGTGGTGCTGGATCGATACCTTCTAAATTGAATTCACCTAAACGTTTGTTACCACTTACAATCTCACGTTCACCTTGATAAACACTGATAGTAACTGATGGCTGATTGTTTTCTGCAGTAGAATAAACTTGACTGTACTTTGTAGGTATAGTTGTGTTCTTCTTAATCATCTTAGTCATAACACCACCCATTGTTTCAATGCCTAATGATAATGGAGTTACATCTAATAACAATACGTCTTTACGATCACCACCTAATACTGCACCTTGAATTGCTGCACCAACTGCAACGGCTTCATCAGGATTAACATCTTTACGTGGAGCCTTACCGAATAGCTTCTCAACTTCTTCTTGCACCTTAGGCATACGTGTCATACCACCAACAAGAATAATCTCATCAATGTCACTTGCAGTAACGCCTGCATCTTTCATTGCAACTTTACATGGCTCAATACTACGCTGAATTAAATCTTCTACTAATGATTCTAACTTAGCACGTGTGATCTTAACATTCAAATGCTTAGGACCAGTTGCATCTGCAGTGATGTATGGTAAGTTAACATCAGTTTGTGTACTGTTAGATAGTTCAATCTTTGTACGTTCTGCTGCCTCTTTCAAACGTTGTAGTGCCATCATGTCTTTACTTAAATCAACACCTGAATCTTTTTTGAACTCAGCAATGATGTGATCCATTATTCTTTGGTCAAAATCTTCACCGCCCAAGAATGTGTCACCGTTTGTGGAAAGTACTTCGAATTGTTTATCGCCATCCACATTATTGATGTCAATGATAGATATATCAAAAGTACCGCCACCAAGATCATAGACAGCAACTTTGCGGTCTGTTTTTTCATTCTTATCTACTCCATATGCCAATGCTGCTGCAGTTGGCTCATTAATAATACGCAATACTTCTAAGCCTGCAATTCTACCTGCATCCTTAGTTGCTTGACGTTGACTGTCATTAAAGTACGCTGGTACTGTAATAACTGCTTGTGTAACTTCTTCACCTAAGAAATCTTCTGCTGTCTTTTTCATCTTACGTAAAACTTCAGCACTTATTTGAGGTGGTGCATACTTCTTATCTTCTACTTGTACCCATGCATCACCGTTATCTGCTGCAACGATTTTATATGGAATCAAGTCAATATCTTTCTGTACTGCTTTCTCATCAAACTTACGTCCGATTAGTCGCTTAGCAGCATAGATTGTATTTTTTGGATTAGTTACAGCTTGACGTTTTGCTGGTGCACCAACAGTGATTTCACCGTTTTGCATATACGCAATAATACTAGGTGTAGTTCTTGCACCTTCGCTGTTCTCTAATACTTTTGGGGTTTTGCCATCTATGATAGCAACGCATGAATTGGTAGTACCTAGGTCGATACCTATAATCTTAGACATATTTTTCTCCTTTAAATTAAGCAAGATTTTTTATCAGAAGCCCGTAAGGCGCATCTGAGACATGTATTTATACATGGGAAAATGTAAAATATCAATATATTTGGTGGTGCCCATTGACGGATTCGAACCGCCGACCTACTGATTACTAATCAGTTGCTCTACCAACTGAGCTAAATGGGCTACTTTTTCTTATAAATCTTTACGTCAATCTTTCCGCTGAAAGGAATAGATTTGACTAATGCAAAGTGCTTCTCTACTTCTTTAAAAACATTAAAATCATCATTGAACCAGATGACACTATTATCTGACCTAACATCACCGGGAACTAATCTACCTTCAGCTTCGTTAAGCAATATAAAGTATCCATCTTTACGCATAGCATCAGCTATAGTTTCTATCTCTTTTACTGGGTGTTCTACATGCTGCAAAACGTATGCAGCTAAGCAAACATCAATTACTCCCTTACGGATGAATGAACTGCAGGTAACAAATTTATTAGAATCAGCAACATACATTGTGGCCAACTTTAGCATGTCAATACTCATGTCTAACCCAATAACTTCACATTTGAATCTCTCAATCAATTGTTTGCTTACACGACCCATTCCGCATCCAAAATCAAGTACAACTTTTTGATCAGATATGATATTTTCGTTAGCAATTATATTGACTAATTGATTGGTCTCATCCTCAAATTTATTAGGATTTGCAGGATCCGGGGTCAATACAATGTCTTTTGCATGTTGCATAGAAGCCGGAATAAATGTTTCGTATAAGTATTTCATAATCTTTATATATGTGTTTTAAGTTTGCCCGTTATTTTTCGGAGTATCTGACTGATAAATACTATATTATGCTAATCAACGAGATTCTAACAGAAGCCATCAGTCTAACACAATACGAAAGTAAGGTGCAAGGTATGATTATTAAAGGGCTCCAAAAGGCTCTAAAACGTTTATCCAAAACTAAAGGTAAATTTCCCGAAGAAGAACAGGAATTAACACAGAATGATCGTAGCTATCCATTTAGAACACAAATGGTGAATCTTTTTACAAGATATCTAGCCACCGATATTGCTAAAGAATTCAAAAACTTAAAAACTATTGACGGTGTTCAAGTGGACACTATCAAGTTTATCAAATCTGAGTATGGCGGATACGCACAAGGAACTGATCTTTACATCGGTTCTATAATTATAAAAAATATTGCCAGAACAACAATTGATACTATCGATCAATTTTGCATTGATGCGTCAGGTGAATATCCTGATCGTGTTACTACATTTTTCACAATGTGTTCTATAATTGCTGATGGGGTAGACAGGCATAGTAAATTCTTACTGAATGAAATACTTGACCAAATTCAACCAAGTGTAGATTCTATAATTAACACTGTTACACATGAAATGGTTCACACAACTCAACATGGTCGCCAGTTTCAAAAAGGAAGAAGTAACCTTGAATATCGCAGTTATTTGGATAAAAAGAAAGGCGAGTTTATAAAGTTACACAACAACAAAGACTGGAATAAAAATCCTCGTGCAAGAGAATTGTATTACGCTAGTCCACAAGAGATTCCTGCATTTGCACATGAAATCGCTCTGTATATTATTCGTGCGTATGCTCTACCAGAAATAACTTCAGTTGAAGAAATTTCAACAGTAACTCCTGAAGATATTACTTACGCAATGTCTAGATATCCAATGATAGCAAGTCTTGCTACTAATCCTGATCCTAGAGCAAAGAAAGTTTATCAACGCTATGCTAAATTAATATACTCGGAAGTTCAGAATTACATTCAACAATTAAAACAGAAACTAACTAAAGAAGCGGTACCTGCTACTTAAGTTAGATTTATCATTTACCATACGGTCAAATTGACCACTCTTACCATCAAAGTAAAATCCACTAGGGTCTAGTATCTGACCTCGTAACTCAACCCAACTATGCGGTATCCATTTGAATTCTTCACGTATTGCAGGATCACTGTTTATGTATTTGATGCGGTCTGATTTCTTGCGTGGATCAAGACCTAATTGTTTCATTGCTAATTTATCTTTTGTTTCTAGTGCGTCAATATGTAGATCAGGTTCGTCTGCATGAAACCATCCATATTTTTTCTTGCCGTTGTTTACAATACCAATAGGAACAATCTCGGCATTACCTATACCTTTATTCTCTAAGAATGATATAAAATCTTGACTGGCGCCATAACAATTATCTTGTACAAAGTAATAGTTCAATTGCATTGGACTAGCTTGCTTCCAAAACTCAATTAATAATGGATCAATTTTTGATCCTGCAAGTTCAAAGATTTTCATTTTATACGAGGAATGACGTTGGTATCCCAATAGCTTTTCTTACCAATGCGACTTTTATCTACGTCTGGTAAATCTTGCCATTGTTTAGAACGTTGTTTGCTTTGCTCTACATCAAAGCCTGTGTAGTCATCAGGTACCCATTGCCATTTGTGATGATAGATCCAAGGATCAACTGCCTGTTTAGTTACTTTAACGGTACCATCTGGTGATACTCTGATACTGGTACCACTGATTGGTTCGTCTGCAGTATCAAAGTCAGGTGATTCTATGAATGAGAATGTTTTTAACTTGGGATTGTATTTGATTACAGTAAAGTCAAAATCATTTGGGATTTTTGATTGTGCAAACTTTAATTCGTCTGCAGGAATTCCGGCTTCTATCGCATATTGTTTATGCACATAAAGTTCTCCGCCAATACGCTTTCCTATCTTTCTAGGTTGTTGCGCAGCTTCTACTATGTTAATTAATTTACGTATATCACTCATAGATATATTTATCTGGCAGGGCATAACCATTAGGTAGAAAAAGGTAGCAAGCTACCCTTATCTTAAAACTTATTTTACAATGTATTAGCGATTTGCAATGTACATTGTGATTTCAAAACCAAAACGCAAATCAGTTGCTTGAGGTATTGTCCACATGTTATTCTCCTTAAATGAATACATATACTGCATATGTATTTAAGATATAGTAACACGTAAAAACACCAAGGTATTGCAGATAATCATTGGCTGATACTAATGAAAATCATTAAAATGCTCTGCGACCCTCGGCGGTAATTATAGTACTAACAGCTTCGTCTAGCTTTCGCCGCATCAACTGTTAAATACCTTCCACCCGCTCCCCGACAGGGTCCGTTCTCGCATTGCCAGCGCACTTTTCGCCTAAGTGTAAGGTCCTACGAGGAATTACCTCGCTTCTCATCTTCCGGACCAGAATAGAGTGTGATTAACACTCACGTTCTTTACGAATTCGCCATCTTTCTAATTGAGCTAGGCGAATTTTTTCTTTTTGTTCAATAGTCATAGGAATTCCTAATTTTCCATTTGGTTTTCCTTTTTTATTTTGACTTATTTTTTGATTTACTATATCCTGTTTTTCTTTACTAAACGGTTCTTGTTGTTGGCGAGCTAATTTTTTCCTTAATCGCAACTCCTCTGAGTTTTTTCTTCCCCGTAGTTTCTTGGCTCTTGCTTCTACTACTTCACGATCCTGTTTGAACCCACTGCTACCTTCTCCGCCTTCACTTTTGTTTAATAGTATTCCAGAACTATCAATGATTCTGCCATACCATTTAATGAGTCTACGTTCAATCGCAAATGCTCCTATTTCAGTTAATCCGTCAGCTATCAATATAATATTTTTGCCATCAGGCGGCAAAGATATTTTATTATGGGTTTCTACAATTCGTCTACCCTTACCTTTCCCTATATAATAAGGAGTTCCTTTTTTTCCGTGTCTTCCGTCTTTAGCTCTTAAATATGCATAAACGTAGAAATCTTTTGGAGTTTGAATATTGTATTTTTTTCTCATACATTTATTTATCAAACTCTAATAGAATCCTGCGGGTCAGAGTATCCGTTGACAACGGAACGTTCTGGTGGAGATTACTGGGATCGAACCAGTCGTGCTATAAGCGGCGGATTTACAGTCCGCTGCATCACCATTGATGCTTCATCTCCTTGTATGGCTGCTCAACCTGGGCTCGAACCAGGGACAAACGGATTAACAGTCCGGTGCTCTACCAACTGAGCTATTGAGCATTAATTTATTACGATAACTCATATTATAAGGAACTATGAGTTGAATGTCAAGTTGTATTTCTACAACAGTTAAATTGGTCGGGGAAGTGGGATTCGAACTCCCGACCTCATGGTCCCAAACCATGCGCACTCCCTGGCTGTGCTACACTCCGATGATTGGTGGAGATTGTCGGACTCGAACCGACCACCTACAGCTTGCAAAGCTGCCGCTCTCCCAGATGAGCTAAACCCCCCGATTGTTACTGGTCCGGCGTGAGGGAATCGAACCCCCATAAAGGCTTTAGAAGAGCCTTGTCCTATCCGTTGAACGAACGCCAGTAATTTCTTCCTATGATAATAAGATTCTACTGTGCTTAGGAACGCCAGACATTAAGTAATCCATTTGGTCTGCTAAGATATTACGATTCTGTAATATCATATTTTCGAAATGATTTGGTTCGTATGGAACATATAACAACTCCATACTGCTTTCTTTTAATGTCATATCATCTTTCTTGCCGTTACATGGTCTACATGCAGTAACTACATTTGTCCATGCATTCAGTCCACCTCTGCTCTTTGGAACAATGTGATCTCTACTCAAGTTATGATGATTGTGAAAATGATCACCGCAATATGCACAAACATTCCTATCACGACCGAACAATGTTTTGTTAGTCAGTGCAACTTTGCCATGCTTGCTTATGTCAAATCCATGTCCATTGATTGCGATAATGCTAGGAGTCTCAATATAGCTTTGTTGTCCGTTATTTTGAATTCCACCTCTGAACTTAGCAACTATTTCACCTAATGACCAAGCAACCATACCTTTTGCGTGATAAGTGATTGCAGTTTCATTGGAAATCCATTGTCTAGGAATTCCTGAAATATCTAATGCTAAAACAGACATGATTTCTCCTATAAGTGTATTTAGACACTCTCAAATTATAGTATTCAAAAGTGTATGGTAAAGCATACTACTCCCGATTTCAGGTCGGGGTTGGGTTTGTTATTAGTATGCTTTATCATTCCTATTTTACTCAACTGTTATCTCCAGTCTTTCATCCAGGACTCCGCCCGTTCACAGCATATTTATAGTGCGCTGCGAGGGCCTCGTTCCCTCTTAATACACTTACTGCTTATCAGTAGTCTAACATCTTACTGACTTTGTTGTCAACCTGTTTCCTTACTTCAATCTGTTCTTGCAATCTTTGAAACTTTTCTGTTATCAAAGCTTCAAGTTCATCATCATTAAGGATATCAGTGTTGCTATTATCTTCTTCAAACATTTTAGCTCCTTAAAACGAAAAACCCTGAGACTTTTTGAGTACTCAGGGCTTGTAAAATTAACGTATGCAACTTTATACTTTAACTAAGCCCCTCAACTCTATCATAATTAATGCTTGATGAGGAATTAAAACCTGCTGGTGTCCACTGATTCACCACGCATAGTGATATCTGTTTCATCGGCTGATTAAAAGTATTTTGTTTCATAGTAATTTATTTAGTCCTGATGTAAAATATTATATAGCAATCTGCCTTGTTTGTCAAATTAAACTTGTCCGTTTTGCAACAGTGTTAACATATTGTTAATATTATGTGATACATCTAATGATACGGATGAAACATATTGTATTGTGTCTGATGGGTCTACTATAAAGATAACACGACTAAATTCAGTATCTTGTTTAGTCAGTCCTAGTTTATTTGCTAAACTTAAGTCAGGGCGTGTGTTATCTGCGAATAACCAAGAAGAAATAGTATCGTTACTATTCTTCTTCATCAAAGTCCATGCTGTTTTACTAAAGTCCTGATCATCAGAGCCTATTAATATTACAGCATTCTTGTCGGTTATAGTTTCAAACAGATTATCAATGTTGTTTAATTCTAACGGAGGAACAATCTCAAAATTGTTAGGGTAGAAAAGTATTATTTTCCATTTATCAACAAAGTTTTTATTTGTAATTAATTTTCTGTTATTTGGACTGGTCTCATTTGGTTTGATTCCAGAAATCGCAAATTCACCTACTGTTTCTCCTACAGCTTTCATAGTAGCTCCTAAATAATATACTATTTAGTCATCTCTCCGAGACGCTTATAACCATTGTATGTAGGGTGGACTCCGTCGGTACTTACTTCAGGAATTCTGATTACTCTGTCATTATATGAGTTTGCTACTTTGACTACTATTTTCTGTCGTTCAGGTTTAATAGCAGGTAAGATCCAGAACACACGTCCTTCAGTAATACGTGACCGTAGTGCTATTAGTTCTACTTCAGTTTTAATAGAAAAAGTATCGTTGGAACCTAAACTAATTAGTGTAGTCTTAGCTGGTTCTATCTTTGAATTATATTTGTCATTCCAAACAAGACTGCTAATACCACTTTTGGCATAAGCAACACACTCTGTACGTATGTTACTTACACCATAAGCAATACTATCACCCAATATTAGGCAATCAATCATAATATTTCGTAATCTTCCTTGCCGCAACCGCATTCTGGGCAAACAAAATCATCCGGTAATTCATGCCATAGACCTTCAGTTGCTGGATCATGTTCATGACCACATACTACGCATATATGTACTTCACCCATTATTGAACCTCCTGTAACATTGTTTGATATGCACTTGCATGACGCTTTTCTACTTTTGCTAGTGCAGCAAATCGTTTTTGTGCTTTAACTAATACTTCCTTGAACTGTTCTGCATGTTCCGAACTTTCAACAATCTGATTTCTAAACTCGTTAAGTGCAGTGCGATCACCTTCAGCTTTGGCCTGTGCTTCAAAGCCCGGATACATGACAGTAAACTCATGTGTCTCACCCTCAATAGCCATTTCTAAACATTGTTTAGTTGTTGGCTTACCTACTAGTAATTCCAAATGTCCCCAAGCATGTAATAACTCTTGGTCTGCAGTGTGTTCAAAGTGTTTAGCAACATCCTCAAACCCTTCTTCACGTGCAATCTTTGCAAAATAGCGATACTTGATATGTGCTTGACTTTCACCTGCTAATGCAGCCTCAAGATTTTTTAATGTGTCTGATACCTTTTCAAATGGCATAGTGTTTCCTTTCAATGTGTGTATATTATATATGCCTATTAGCACCGTTGTAAATATAGGTTTTGGCTATTTTTTGATTGTATTTTTCAATAGAATTAATAGGTGATGTCAATCTATTTGTAAATAGAACTATGCCCTCAGGAATAGTTTTCAACCCAAATAGTTACGATATAGTATTCTTAAGCTATGATGAACCAAACGCTGACATAAACTATCAGCACCTTCTTTCAATAAAACCCAAAGCAATGAGAGTACATGGAGTCAAAGGCAGTGATGCCGCACATAAAGCATGTGCTGAGTTAGTTAAGACTGAACGTGTTATAATTGTAGACGGAGACAATCATGTATTGCCCAATATATTTGGTCGTAACGTTTATACCAAAACAGATTATGATTGGACTGATAAAGTATTCAGTTGGAGTAGCGTCAACGTAATTAATCATACTAGCTATGGCAACGGTGGAGTTAAATGCTGGCCTGTCAAATTGATTAAAGAAATGCGTACACATGAAGTAGGGTCGAGTATTGATTTTGACTTATCCAATTACCTAGAACTCAACGCAATAGGCAGTCACACTATCATAAACGGTTCTGCTAAACAAGCATTTAGAGCAGGATTCAGAGATGGAGTAAAACTTAGTTTAGTCAAAGATGATTGGCGAACTGATAATAGACTGTACAACTGGTTGCACGTAGGCAGTGACGTAGAGTTTGGGCTGTGGACTATATATGGTGCTAGACTAGGACGATTCATGTTGAAACGTGATTTTGATGTAACTATATTGAATGACTTTGATAAATTGAATCAGATGTTCAGCAAATATTACGGGATAGCACATAATAATCTTGAATATGAATGCAATAGATTAGGTGAATTATTAGATATAGGCCCAGTGCTAAGTATAGAAGAAAGTATAAATTTTAAACAGAATTACAAAGCACCTATAAGAAGTCCAGAACTTTTTATGGGTGGCGATAGACAAGATGCTATAAATAAATTTAATGAACGAATTTGATAAGATACCATTTGATAGAATAACAAAATTTGGGCAACAGACAATGTTGCAATATCCTCTTTTTTCTATTAGTTGGATACTAGGAAGATTCTGTAATTATAAATGCTCATATTGTTGGCCCTATGCTAACTCCAGTACACCAGACTATCAATCACTAGATACATATAAAAAATCTATAGACGAAATAAAACGTCAAGCCAAAGCAAATGGATTCAGAGACTTTCATTGGTCTTTTAGTGGTGGTGAGCCAACTGCATATAAACATCTACTAGAATTAATCAGACACCTAGATGATAATGTTACTCCCTATCAAAGCATACACCTGACTACTAATTTAAGCCCTAGTAAGAAGTGGTGGATGAATTGGGGAATGGCAACTGAGTTGATTCAACGTAAGTCAATCACTGCAAGTTTTCATAGTGAGTTTGCAAACGAAAGTGAATTCACTGACAAGTGTTTATTCTTAATGGGCGAAAATGTACATGTTACTATCAATCAAGTAATGGTACCTGATCAGTTTGATGAACTATATGCCCGTTGCAAACGATTTAGTGATAAAGGAATAAATGTAACATTAAAGCCACAAAGTAATGATACTGCCACAGAGATAGTAAGCGGCTACAATGATGAAATGATTACACTTATGCGTAACGGTTTTCCACAGCAACATAAAAAGACACAGTTCTATCAAATCAAATTATATGAAAACGATACTGAATATGAATTGGATCAAGCAGAAAGATTCAATGCGTTTGGGTTTAATAAGTTTGAAGGATGGAGTTGTAATTCAGGATATCAAAGTGTTATAATACGTAGTAATGAGGTTAAGCGTGGCTATAGTTGTCGTGATGAAATATTAGGCACATTAGATAATGGCTTTACCTTATTCAGTGAACCAAAAGTTTGTGTGACTCCTAGTTGCGTGAGTAGTGCAGACAGTAAGATACCAAAATGCAAATTGACTTAGACCATGTAATGTTTTGGATGGATGCTATACGTAATAGCAGTGACCCTAAGCGCACATTAGAATCATTTTGGAAGGGTCAATTACGTAGTAAGCGTTGGCTAATAGAAGAACTAACTCCATTCATAGTTGAGCCTATGAGTTTTGATATACACGGTGGTTGGAACGGAGTATTAGCAAGTATGATATTCCAAAGCAATATGCCTGTAAAGAATATTCGTAGTGTAGACATTGATCCTTCATGTGAAGAAATTTGTCGCACAATGAATAAGTTAGAAGAAATAGCAGGACGTTTTCGTGCAGTAACCGCAGATATGTGTAATATACGTAGTGATGCGGATGTCATTATCAATACAAGTTGTGAACATATATCACAGGATGAATATGATATGTGGCTAAGCGGCATACCTCAGAACAGTCTTATAGTGTTACAAAGTAATGATTATAAGATTGATGAACACGTTAGAGTGGTTGACAGTTTAGAAGAATTTGTAAGTCAGAGTGACATTGATGTAGAGTATAGTGGCGAGTTTGAATTGCCACTATATACTCGTTATATGATTATTGGAAACAAATACTAATTGTCCCAAACAGTAGGATTGTTTATTCTACCCGTAAAGTTCCCGCAATTGCCTGCACATGCTGCTAAGCGACCCTCACTATATTTACGCCCATCCCAACTCTCTTGTATCTTGTTATAAAATACATTGTCTATGATGTTATGCCACTCAGTTTCATATAGATTAACTTTACTTTTACCTTCAGTATCCCAAAGATGATCCCAACCATCGGGTACAGTTAATGTTACTCTGCTATATAAACTAGCACCTAAGAAACAACAAGGAAATACATTACCCTGACTGTCAATATATACACTACGGTCTTTCTTAGCATAGCAATCTATATTACTATTCTCACTACTATCTAACCATTGCTGTACATCTAATTTCTTTAATGGTTGCATGACCACACTGTGTACATATTTCTCATCAGTTGGTGGCTCAATTATAACTCCATCTGTACCAACAGGTCTACGACCTAAAATATTATCTAATGCGAATCTATGACTAGATATAATGATAAAGTTTTTAAAGCCTAAGTCTTTGCTAAGTTCTTTTGCTTCATCTACTTGATGTTGATTATGTTTGAATACAATGAACTGCCAATTAGCAATACCACCTGCATTAATGAATGCTATACTGTTAACCATTACCTTCTGATAGTTTACATTCATACGATAGATATGATTAGTATTCGATAACCCATCTATAGCAAAGTTAACCTCATGATTGGGACCTAATGCTTCTACTAACATAGTCCAAAATATAGGGTTCTTCATGCCACCATTAGTGCTAATCTTAATCATAGCATTAGGAGCTTTCTCTCTAGCCTTCTTTACTACCTCAATAAAGTTTGGGGCAGCGCACGGATCTCCCATTGTGCCACTGAATAATATCTTTTTTATATTTGCATATACATGATCGGGTATACGGTCAAAGAACTCTGTTGTCAAGTGTGTTTGCTTGAACCAACTATAGTCACCCGGATATGTTTCACGTAAGCATTGTGGACATGCAGCATTACATATACTGCTGTTCTCTATATCTAAGTTTATTATGTTATCGTAGAAATTCATGTAGTTATTTAATTTATTTTAATAGCCTGATCTATCAATGATTCAGGATAGTTACTTCTAAAGCTATTAAAACATATTAGTTGTAATGTTGGTATATCGTATGGTGTATCTAAATCCATTTTATAATGATCCAACATTAATTGCAACTTATCCTGACGGTCTATGCTTATTTGTATTAGCAAATCACGTATTTTAATTTTAGGATCAGTTTTATTAAAAGAAAAGAACCAATTATATGGAGTAAGCACTCCGTCTATAGCTACCCAACTGTTCGGATGTAAACTAAATTTATAAATGCCTGCTTTCTTCATTTCAGTGATTCTATCTAACCACTGTGCTTGCCAGTTCGGTAATACTTTATCGTATCCACCATTGTTAATCCCTTGCATTAAAAAATCATCACCATGCCAATCAATGTATATTTCTCTTTTGAAAACATTAATGTCTTGTATTTTTAATGTGGGTATACTTGCTTTACGTGCAATCTCATGAAAAGTTACTTCACGTGAAAATCTATCAGTAAGAAGTTCGTTTGTCCAAAGTTTGTTTTCTTCTGGCCATCTGTGGTAATTAACATCTCTGTTAAAACTCATGCATAATGTTTTCTTATCCGGGCTTACGTAAGGAGTGTATACTAAGTTAGAACGTACCCATTCTTGTCCTTCTAAATTATAAAGAAATGTCCAATTATCAGTTATCATATATTTGTCTCCTGAATATTTATAATAAATACCAACAGGAGAATAAAATGATTCGTGGCATAGGTGGAAAACCTTTTATTAATTTAGATAATCTAATAGACATTGACGGATTTAAAAAGCTACACTATAAAATCTGCAAGGGGATACTAGATTCTGATTACAAAAAAGAAGGCAATATGGTTCAGCCCGGTGGGTTTAATAACGCATATGAGTTAACCTTTAAGCCATTGTTTCAAGCATTAGAAGAATATCATAATTTACCCGAGGATCATGAAATTAGAATTTTGGGTAGAGAAATAGGTGAATATCAAAATCGTGATAAATTTATGCTGTTTCTTAAACTAGCACTAGGTGCATATGATGCATATCAATTTGTATTTTTAAAGACCGAAGAAGGTGGTTGGGAAAGTAGATTTGAAGAAAAAGCATGGACTCCTGATGCAAAGTATTTCCCTGAACTTAAACTATGGTTAGAAAATTTGATTACCACAGGTGTATTCAAACACTTAGGTAGAATCATAATTTTTAAAGCAGAGCATGATTGTTATATGCCATTACACAGAGATTTAATTTATCCTGAAGAAAACGATTACTTTAATCATAGACATGAGTTTATACATTTACGTACTAACTTAGATAAACCTTTTTATATTTGGGATCGTGATGCTGATAGTAAGATACTAACAGATAGTCATGCTACATTTTTTAACGATCAGGACTGGCATGCAGGTGGACGCACTAATAAACAAACCTATAGCATACGTGTTGATGGTATATTTACTGATGAATTTCGTGAAAAGATGGGAATCAATAATTTAGATTTTTATTGATTAAGTTTTTTACGTTTATATTTTTCAATATGTGCCTGCTTTGCAAAATAATATGTACTTGTCTCGTTGTTAATTATTTCTTCTAATACATTATCATTTATTAAAGACTTTGGCTGCTCAAAGAAATGAGCCATAGTAAAATTGTTTACAGGATTGGTATTGATAGTAGAATCATTAAAATCATATGCCATTTTCTTTGCTGTGGCATGAGTAAAATGATCGTTCTGCCAATTTATAACATGATTGTGTTTAAATATATTATATGAATCATCGTATTCTTCTTCAGTGTTTAATCTATAGCCATACTTTTGAAGATCCAAAGAAATCTTACTCGGCTTAAGTGATTTACTATCCACAGATGGAATTTCAAGACCAAAACTTTTTACACTTTGATGATTCTTAATCCAGTAATTATCAATCCAATCAAATGTATCCTGTTGAGTGTCAACTGTTTCACCGGGCAAGCCAATTACTAAAGCTATAGTTGCACGATAGGGTAAACTTTCAGATTTAAAATAACTAATAACGTCTAATAGACCTTGCTGAAGTCTTTCCTTTTTGATTCCTTTTCCTATAAATTTAGCTGTAGGGGTGTTCATAGTTTCTATACCATAGAAGTGACCAAGTAAACCCATGCGAGCCATATGCTCTCTATCCTGTTTTCGTAGTACTAATAAATCTGCTCTAATAAAGCCTGAGAAATAAGGATTGAAACTTAACTGTTCAGTAGCATCTGCAAATTTTATTAGTTTCTCTGTACTTTCATTTATAGTTTCATCACCAATTAGATATTTTGTTACACCGTAATCATCATATGTTCTTTGTAGTTGCGTAGTATAATTATCAGCATCTCGTGTATAATCGCCCTTTACTCCAAGTATAGGAAAATTACAGTATGGACATTCAAACTTGCATCCGCGTCCAAGCTCTATGCCTAACCATTCGTTAGATTCTATATAATCTCTTTTTTCATAAACTATATCTAAGTCTTTTAAAGGTGCGCTAGGATAAAAAGAATTACCGTCAATAACTTTTTTATCATACATAATTTTAAATCTTACCGATGGGCCATTGCCTACAAGATTTTTCAACAAGGCTAAAATAGCATTTTCTCCAAATCCTGTTATATAATAATCAATGTCTTTAGAAATAGTATCTGGAATATATTGACCGCCTATAACCATTTTAACTTGTGGGTAATTAATTTTAACCCAAGAAATAAATGAATCAATTTCTGGAGGATACAGTCCAAAAGTACAACTGAATCCTAATAGTTTTGTAGAAGAATCAATTCTTTGAGTAGCAAGTAATTTTAACTCATCTAATGAAAAATAGTTAGCCCAATCTATTACTTCAACATCCCAATCATTTTTTCTCATTATAGTAGCAATACGATGAGCACCAGGACTTCGGTATGGCATGTCTGTTTGAAGATTAAAAATTATAGATTTAAACATCGTAGATTGTTAGTTGTAGACTTACTTTAGGTATGAATGTTAGATTAGCACTACCATGTAATGCAGTTGGATCATCAAATTCAAATATATCACCGGCTTGATAATCAGAGATAAGTTTATCTTTGTAAACAAATATATGACCTGTAATGTAGTCTTGATAAGGAATCCAAAGTCGCCTAACATTACAGCCGTTATCTTTAAATGTATCTACGTGCATTGGAAATAAACATGCAGGATCAAGACGAACGAACCACCAATCTATGTTTCCTGTATACGGTATTGGCAATTCAATATCATTGATTCCAATTTCTTCGTAATAAAATCTCCATCTTGCGCCGGCTACATCAAGACCTTGATAGTCTTTGCCTTGCGCTCTTGCCTTTTCGCTTTCTTCTTTCCCAGGACGAACTTGACCTTCACTGTTCATTACTGCATCAAGTAATTCTTGCTTTACCCAATTTTTATAATTTCCTAGATATTTCATAGATAAGTATTTATTATGTCAGATAGAATCAAAACATTTATAAAACTCATTGAAGATAGAACCGGTACTCCAACATTCTGCGCACTACCTTGGATACATTTAGCAACTAGACC